GAAGGTATCCATCATGCAACCAATTATACATGACTGTAATAGCAAGACGCGTCTTACCTGCTCCGGTAGCGGCCTTGACTGTCATGCGTGGCCTCTCAAGTCCGAGCCACTTGCTGTATGCTTCCGCTTGCCACTGTCTTGCACCTTCCTCCAACTGTTCTCCTGTTCGGGTAGGAGGTAGCGAGGACAATACCATCTCTTTGTCGTAGTGTTCAATACCATCCGACTGTGCGAAGTGTATCACCATGTCATCGTTAGATGAATCAACAAAGTCAATGTTCATGTCATCGTTGGTAGTGGTAGTTTCAATTCCAAAATCTATTTCCATTTCTCTCACCAATTATTGATATTATCTTTTTATTATAATAGAGATAACTAACTATTATTCTTATTAGAAGAACATAAGATTCGTGATAATCTTCCGTGATAATCACAGGATAAGCGCGAATCACAATCTCCAACATGGGAGACAACTACACACATGTCATAGTTGTTGCGATAAGCGCGGGGTGAATATGATAAGTTGCTTGAGTAGCAACAGGTAATATGTCAAGAACATCAAGAATCGTGCGTGCTTGACAACAACGCTGAGATATTTTCAGCGCAAAGTGAATTCACAACCGTATGGTTGGCGGTTTTTTTTATGTCGGAAAAAACAACCACAATGAGCATTCATTGAGGTTGTGAGACATAAAAAAAAAGGGAGCCAACCCCACCGCGAGCGGTGAGGTTGACCCCCAATGAGGACCCCGGTTTACGATACCGGGAAACGAGTAGGACAATATTCAATCAAAGGTTTTGAAGGTCTTTGATTGACATTGAATCAATGTCAGCGTCGGACATCTTTGGAGTTCTTTGGCTGGATTGCCAATCGTTCTCTTTAGGAACCCATCTCCAATTGTGTGCTGTGCCTTTGATGACCTTTGAGTCCGCAAGTTCTTGATTCAAGTCTATCCATGCTTGGACATCTTGCTTGAATTGCTTGGATACAAAGTGAGTGAAACGCATGTTGTAAAACTTACGACCACTGCCATTGATTACTGCCGCTGCCACCTTGACTAAGATGCGCTTGACGATTTGCTTCTTTTGTAGGCTAAGATGTCCACAAAGTTCAGCGAACCAATGTCTGTAATTACCATCTAAGTCAGCACGATTGACTTTAGCGGAAGGTCTAATCTCAATGATGTCAGCAATAACAGGTTGCATGATGCTGAAGTTAGCCCAACCTGCTCGGTCCTTGAGAATTTTAGCCTCAACTCTTTGCGTGCCGTTGTTTTTGTCTTGTTCGTATCCTTTGCCGTCTTTAGCAAGGTTGAACAATACTGCTTTAGCCGCTTCAATGTCTTCATCACTTACCGCTTGGATAGCCTTGAATGATTCACCGTTTAGAGCGTCAAAGATGTGGTTAAGTTCTGTGGCTTGCGCTTCTTCAACTTCTTCATCGCTAACCATGTCATCAAGTGATGGCATGTTGTCTCCAAAGTCAATAGACATGTCGTTGTTTGTAGTGGCCTCAGTTTGTGGCTGAGTGGTGGAAGTGTTGAACGAATCAACAAAGGTAGTGAATCCTTGACGGATATTGTTGCGGGTGGATTGTATGTCCGACCCTTTGAAGTGTTTGACAACCAAGATAGATATTTCCTTGAGTTTTTGGAAATCATTGGGCATAGACATACCGGAGTCACCTTCGTAATACTCCGTAATCTTCGTATGCTCAATGCCGACACTGTTAGCAAGGCGAACAATCAAGGTTGCGTTCTTGACTGCTTGCCGGTTGCCGGTATCGGTCTTTTTGGTCTTAATGCTGGCTTCAGTTTCATTAGCGAAGGCCATCAGTCTTGCTGCCTTTTCATCACCGTCGCCGGGTCCGAAGAAGCAATCACTGAAAGCGTCTGCTGTTTCATATACTTTGTTCTGCTGTGGCATATTCATACCTCCTACTCCCTCAATGGAAGCACTTTTGCAGTAAGATTGGGCGCGCCCTTTATAAGCAAAAGGCCAAAAATCGGGTTGTCAGTCTTCGCGTTCTTGCTGCGCGATGGAGTGCAAGAACACGCGACAACCGTATGGTTGGAGCGAGCGCGTCGTGTAGTCGTCGCTCGCGACAACACGCGCCCGCGCGTTGTGTATTATCGCGTAATCGCGACACTGCGAAGCATCGCGCCGTTAGTGAAGGTGCTGATTTGCGCGAATTATCGCGCTACGCGCCCACCCCGCGGAGCAATTTGCCCCCCGCGTTAGCCGGAGTCGCGCTCGCGGCGCGGCAATTTGCCCTCCTTAACCGCGTGCGAAATACAGACAATTTTTTCATGGGGGTCAAAAAAAAATTAGCGCAAAAAATTTTTACGACCGCTATCTTCAAGGGCAAGGTTGCTATCCGATATACCACATGGCTCGCTTTGTCCGTATCTTGAAGGCCACGAAAAGGCAAGAAAAAGACGAGCGCAAACGCAAGAGGGACGAGGCAAGAGAGGCACGCAAAGCCAAGAAAAAAGCGCGACAGAATAAGAAAAAACAGGTGCGCGTAGTTGATGCTCCGCCACCAAACAAAGAGCCGAAGGAAGCCAAACCGGAACCACCGAAAGAAGAGCCACCAAAAAATAAGGAGACTAAGCCACCAACGCGCGAAATTGCTGTCCGAGACAGAAAGAAAGGTAAAACCGAGAAGGCTTTTGAGTCTTTACAGCCTTATATGAACAACTTGATGAAGAGGCATGACGCTGGTGAGATTGACATAGTGGACTTATACACTAATATTATCAACGCGAACAACCTTTTGATTGGTCAAGCACTTGGTATGGACGAAAGTGCGCTGTATGAAGCGCAGGGAGACATACCTGCAATTATGGCGGAACCTTTGATTAACGCTCCTGTAATGATGCACTTACAAAGAATGTCAAACAAATACCCGGAACTCAAAGAAGTTCGCGCAGAAGACGAAGAAGACAACGGTAGTTTGGAAGATTTGATGGAGGCGACAAAAGGAATACGCGCTGATATTTCATCGTTTATCGCGGACCCAATAAACATGGGAAGACCGCACCAACAAAAAGACATCAATGGTATTTACAAATTGTTGGCTCGCTTTAATCACCCATTGGCTGTAACGCTTGGTGAAGAAATACCAAAGAGCGACAAGATTGCACCAAACTACAAACCAAGAAGACCTCGCCAAATACGCGTTAGGGGAAAAATGACAGACCGCGACTTTGAGGGTGAGATGAACCGTTTAGCGCGTGAACAATCGGAACTGTTGAGTGGGAGAACACCCGCGGGTTCTATGGTTCCCTTTGGAGGACCGCGAGCGCAAGACAAGAAATTCTATGACGAATTCTTTTCACAGACCGATATTGACCGCGGACCAAAGAAGCAAACTGGTATTGTTGTTAAACGACCAAGCACCGCGATGACGAAAAATATTCTTGAAAAAGTCAAACAAATTAGTCGCGAAGAAGCACTTGATGATAAGGACGCGTTCAATAGTTTACAAGATAAATTCAACAACTTCATGATTTCATTAACAGGCAATAAGGCGTTCGGAACATCGGGGCGCGCTGGTAAATTTGGTGGTGAAATTGAAACTGGTCGCGCACCAAACGCACTTACACCGTCTATGGCAGAAGTTGGTAAGCAACTTGGTATCGGTATGCCAGCACCAAACATACCGGACATGATGCTCAAACCTCATTTAGAAGGTAAATCACCTTTCAGTATGGAGTTGCGTGACGCATTGGCTGTTGAGTTAGGCCCTATGGATAAAACAGGTTTCCACCCATCGCTTGTGTCATCAACAGGTGAAGACGGGCTACTAAGCAGTTTGCTTGATGATGAAACTAAAGAAACAACTGAGGGTGCTGGTTTTGCTGGAACTAAAGAGGAAATTGAAGAGAAAGCCAGTGAAGCGCGAAGAGCAAGAATTGGTGGAGTTGCAACTGAATCTTCAATGATGGAACCCGAAGATGAACTTGCGGTTGTTCAAGGTAAAAGGAAGATGTCGCCTTCTCAAAAGATGGCTGAACTTGAGCGCAGGTTGCAACAAGGTGATATTGACGATTATGAATATGAAATGCAAAGACTCGCGCTTCAAATGAATCAACACAAGATAGACAGCGATAAAGAATTAGGCGGTCTAAGTGGTGATGATTTTGATGTTAATCACGCATTCTTTGGTTTGAATGAGAATCAAATCATGGAGCGCAGTCAAATGTTTGTTGACAATCTTATCGGTATGGGTCGTGTTATACGAGAGTTGAGGTATGAAGCACACAGACATAGTGGTGCTGAGACACCCGAACAAAAAAAGAAAGTTGATAATGAAATAGCCGCTATGGGTTTGGACGCGCAACATCTTATTTCATTTGGTAATATTGACAATGCTCCGCTTAGGGACATATTAAGATACAACAGGCTTGATGATATTATGAACGGTAAACTAAGTCAAGTAATGCCGCGAATAACATCGCAGATGAATAGACAGCACAAAATGATGAAAGATATGGGCTTGAGCGATGTTGATGTTGTTAATGCGGCTATGAAATACGCTAACGCTGATATGAGTATTAGCGGATACAAAGATGCATTCAAGAGTCTGTTAACACAGAAGCGCAAAGAGGGTGATTTGAAATCATATCCAATTTATCGTTTGTTGCAATATTTACAGAAAAAGGGACTTCGCGAAGCAATGGACGAGGAACATCATCAAAAGGTAATGGAGCAGCAGAAAAGGTTTGAGAGAAACCACGCTGCGCGCAAAACAGAAAGAGAGTTAGGTAGTTTCAGTGCTGGTGGGGCTGATTTGATGTCGCCGCAACCCGAACACATTTCTCATCTTTTAGAAGACAAAGAAGAATGTCTATCGTGCCACCCGGATAGATTTGGGAACCGAACCGCACAGGAAGCAAGACTGCATTCACCATTCAAGCGTGAAAGAACACCATTCGCGCATAAATCAATCACTATGCCTCTTTTGACTGATTACAAAGAAGGCAAAGGGCGAGGCGACGCGCGTTTGTATGCTATTGCGCCGGAAGGTCAAACTTCCCTTGCTTCTATCGTCAATCATATTTATCCGGGCAAACTTGACATCAAGAAACTATTAGCAGAAGAAGAAAGAGTCAAAGAAGACCGTCAAAGAAGTGTTGCAAATTGGCGCAAAGATAAAACCAAAAAATACAAACGACTCATCAAAGATGCTGTTCTTACAGGTAATCCACGCGCTGCAAACATTTACAAAAAGTTTGGACTTTACAAGACAATTGAGAATGCTATCGCAACAGGACCAGCGGGTATGAGCAACAAAGAATTAGTTGCTGCATCGTTCTTCATGAATAACGACGATTCAATTGATAAATTCCAAGAAATGCATCGTAAAAAGACGCTTATGGCTACAAGATTCAACGCTATTACTGACGCTATTGATTTCATGAAAGAGATAGCCGAAGGTCAATATGGTGGTAAAATCAAACCGGGTGCGTTGAAAAGTGAATCATTAAGACGCGCTCTTCTTAGTGAATTAGTTGGTGGGCCTATTGATGGTATTCAAAGAGCAGACAAAAGCATACTAAGAGCAAAAAGAAGCCTTGAATCATTAGACCCTATTTACCGACAGTATTTAGCAGAACAAAAGGACTATGAGGAAAAATTAGCGCAAACCAAGATGCAGACATACATTGACGAAGATGGTAATGAGCGACAAGAACGCGGACAATATATGGAGCCATCACAAATCGCAATGATTGAAGAAATCGCTAAAAAGATTGACAAGAAGTATAGCAGTATGTTGTTAGACCGTAAAAACAAACTTAGCACTATCAAGCGTAATGAAAACAAAAAGCAAAAACTACAAGATGCAAGCGAAGAATCTTTGTCGCGTGTTAACGAATTCATGCTTGGTGTTTTCATCAAGGCCGGTGGTGACATTGCAAAGATTCTCAACAGCAAAAAACCAACAACGAGTATGGTATCCAAACTGTATGAACAGTTGTATGAAGACGATGACTTTGATTCAATACACCGCGCTGATACAGATGGCAACTTGAGCCGCGACTTTACTCATTCTTTGAGTAATTACAAATTGGGACGAATGGGTGAAATGGCTGGAACAGGTATCATGGCTCATAACAACAACAAAGCATTGCCGCGTGTTAACAATATCAACCAACTACTTGCTCATCGTATCGCTATGGGCTTCCCCCTCAAAGAAGATGACATTGAGCGCGCTAAATCAATGATGTTTGATGCTGAGATGACTGATGCTGTTGATGATGAAGATGATGAAGAGTTTATGCGATTAGCGCGTGAAATGATGACCGAAGAAGAAATACAGAATCTATCGGAAAAGAAACATCATCATCATGACGACAGTGCTAACGAGTTGGGGTTAATCACAGAAGCAGAAGCAGCGCGAAGGGAGCAAAATTCACACTTTACAAGAGGTAGTGAAGAAGCCATTGAAAGAGGTGATATTAATGCGCAGTCGTTGATAAGTAATTGGCGACAACATGCACCAACATTATGCGGAACATGTCATGGACATAAGTTCGTTACTAAAGATGAAGCAATCTCATTCTTGCGTCATCGCATACCGGAACTGGAAGGTGTAGGAAGAGACAGTCCAAGAATGATGAAATACATATCACAAAACTTACGACCGCGAGGCACGCAAGATTTCGCAAGTCATGAAATGGCTGATGAAATGGAAGACCACGAACACGAACAATTCGCGTGTCCGGCATGTGAACACAGTGCTGATTATGTTCAAGGTGGTAAGTGTAGCAACGGTTTATGCCCCGATTGTTTAGGTAGTGGTGTCCGCGACCCATTAGATGATGAACACATACATGATGGTTACACAGACGCGGAAGGAAACAAAATAGATGGTAAAAACCATCACTATTCGCATAACGGTGCAGTCGGCGCGAAGTTTGACCACCTTAACCAACTGCTATTACAGGGAGCAGAAATGATGCAAAGCGGTAAAATACCCGACTTTCTGCAAGAAGTCGTTAAACGCGCTTCACCAGTATGGCAGCAGTATGGTGATTATGTAGGGACAGGTAAATACAAAACAATTGAGGATAAAAGAAATGCAGCGCGAAAGAAAGAATTGGAACCGTTGGAGATTGACCCTAACGCGCCGGAGATACCCGGTCCACCAAGAGAAGAAAACGAAGAAACGGCAGATAACACAGATATGAATATTGATTTCGGTCAAGAAAAACCAAAAGATAACACAGATATGAATATTGATTTCGGTCAAGAAAAAGAAGAGCCAAGAATTGACATACCGTTATACGGTGTGCAAAAGAAGGCTCTTGATTCTCATCACAAGATAATGCTTGAAAACAGAATTAATCAATTAGAAATGATTGGTGTAAAAACACAAGAAAACGCTGGTAATGCTGACGCAGTAAAGATGATAAAAGATTTAGCGGCAGAAATTAGAGCAGACCCCGCTTTCATCAGCGGTGAAGTTCATGGAAACGATATGCACCCGCTGGTTGATAAAATACACAAGTTGCAAGAATATGCAGAAGCGGCGTATGTTGCTTCCGAAATGGGCTTTGACGACAGAAGAAAAATACCGTATGATGAAAAAGGCAACATACTAACAAGCGTCAAGGACATATTTGCTGGTGATTCACCTTTGACATTTGCTGATTATGAACCGTTGACCCCTATGCATGGACACAACTTGACATTAAGTGAAATAGCAGAAGGACTGTTTGAAGATGGTGCGACTCATTCACCAAGACCGATTGATGATAAAAGATTAGCAGACTTATTCCGCGGTAACAATAAAGCGATGGGTGTCATCAATCGTCGCCAGCAATACAACAAACTTGACAAAAATAAACTAAGCAAAATAGCCTCCGCGCTTGATGGAATTGACAAACCAATGGTTGCTCGTAAAACAACTAATTTGAGAAGCGACTCATTAGATGCTATATTGAAAGAATTTGGCGAAGAAGGTAAAGTCTCCGAGATGGATAAACCGCAGTTGACTTATAGTGATGAAACAATGAATGCGTTTAAGCAAGCAGGTGCTACAGATGTTAACGCATTAATTACTGCACCAAACGCTAACAAACAAAATCGCGCAATCAACGAAGGATACAATGTGAACTTGAATAGTTCAATCAAAGAGTTGTGGCAAGAGTATGTTCTAAAGACAGCAATGAGAACATTCATGACGCGCGTTAACAACCCTCTTGATTTCCCAAAGATACCCGAAAACATCACACCGTCAAACATGAAACAGTTAGTTGGTGAAGATGTTGGGTTGTTCAAATTGTTAAGAGATGAAGCCGCGAAACTATGTGGTTATGAAAATGAAGATGAGTTTAGTAAAAAGGTTGGGTTGACCAGCAAAATAGAGATTACTGACGGTAAAGGAAGAGTTGCGCGAGAGTTGAACCCAAGAGAATTCAAAGCAGATGTTATGCAGAATGCTAACCATGAAGATAGTGCTAAATTAGATTTAGGTTTTGTCAAATATCAAAAAGACGATGAAGGTAATCTCATTAGTGCTAAGTTTACACCAACAGATTTGAAAAAGTTGTTTGCTAATTCACAAAAATTAGCATTCTCAGCAGAAGATAAGGCGATGTATGACGGTATGGTAAAATCCGCTCAATGGCATCACTATCCTAATTGGTATCATAGAGATGTGATGCGCGATGTATTACAAGGTCAAGAAGGCAAAGAAGATGGGTTTAGTGATTATGATGAGTTGAGTCAAGCATTCCAAAATGGCCTGTTGCCACCGGAGATAGATAAAAGACTCAAAGAATCACTTATTCTAACAAGAATGTCGCACCCTACATTGAATCATCAAAACTACGGTGATATGTTAGCGTATGACCACGCGAGACAGGAAATGTTGAGAATGCAAAGAATGTCGCGTATGCAACGATATGGAACTAACCCGTATCTTGGACCTACACCCACGCAACCAACGGAGATGCCCCAGCAACAACAGCAACAGCCCGCAATTGATTTTGAGGGCGATTCTCAATAATATCGTTTTTTTCTCATAATCATAATTTACTATATTATTCTGATAATAATACGATAATAGCGATAAAAGGGTGAATCAACATGCTTATGTATCGTTCGCGACACGCACTACGCATGGAGGTCTGTTGATATGCAAGAGCGAACACCACAGAATAAAGATGAATTAAGGGTTTTAGGATTGATTTCCTTCGTTAGTATATTGGTCGGTTGTTGCATCGCGGTTTTTGATGCAGGTTTGTGGTTGAGAGATGATTCAACATATACAAACGCGATAACATACACTATGGGAGCATTCACCTTACAAGGAATGGCCTATTTCATTTACAAAATGTTAGCGCAAGATGGTATGGACCAGCGCGCTGTTATTTCAAACATGCAACGAAGCATGACACGACAGATGCAAAACCAACAAATGCGGTTTGCTAAAGCGCAAATGGACATGGAAATCAAAAAACAAGAGGTTGCATTCGCAAAACAACTTGAAGAATTAGAAAAAGACCCCGAAGTTCAACAATATCTTGGGTTGATGAGCGGTGAAATTGAGCCGGAAACGCCAGCACACAAAGCAAACACCAAAAAATCACTTAATTTAGGTAGTAGTGGTCGCAAACGCAACGCTGATGGAACATACGCGAAGAATAAAAAGGAGTGAAAACTATGGGTTGGTTGTTCAAAACACCCAGCGATGATGCAACAGAAGCCACGCTACGCGCTTTACACACACAAAATACTCTTGATACTTACTATGAACGCGGTAAAGCGTTGATTTTGTGTATAATTGTTGGAATCACTACCGCGCTTGGTGTTTCTTGGTTTGAACAATCAAGTGATATTAGTATTTGGGACAACACAGTTGAATGGTTTGTCAACAAAGTCCGCGGTTGGGTGGGGTGATTGGTTGCAACATTCGCTGGTAGCGCACTTATGGGTGCTGTTGTGTATGGCCGCGAATTGTATAATTTTCTTAAACCGCGCAGAATTGGCGTTTACGGTCCGACGCAAGTTGGAAAAACCACACTTGACCAATTTATGCGCACACCGGGAGAAATGGACGATATAGAGGAAAGGACGATGCACGCGAAACGGTTATTTGGCGGAGGATATGTTCTTCCTAAAGCAACAAGGAAGCGTTTGCGCTGGAAAGGTGAAAAAAGAGTCGTGCATTCGGCTGATATTGGCGGTCAACAGCGTTTTTGGAATCTATGGATTGATGATATGGTTGATAGACAAGTGGAAATTGCTATTTTTATGACTGACACGCGTGTTTTGAAAGGTAATGGTGCGCAAATTATTGACGCAGTAGGTGGATTTGAGTATCTTGTTGACTCATTGATAGAAAAAAGATGGAAATATCGCTCTTTAAAATCAAGATTGAAAGGAAAACGCTACGCTCCAAAGCAAATATGGCTTGTAGCGAACAAAGCCGATGAATGGTGGGACGAAAACGCTAACATTTTGTGGCAATCTAACCGATTGCGAGAACATAAAGTGTTTGATGCACACCGTCCAGCCATGCGAAGACTACAAAAAGCAGGTATTCCGTGTCGTGTTAGCATGATGGCAACCAAAATCGGCTGGAATGTGGAAAAAACAATGATAGAAATGTTAAGTTGGTGATAAAATGCTTGGAAATACACCCCAAAATGACCTATTACGCCTTGCCGCGCAAACACAGATGAGTCTTGCGCAGATGCAACAGCAAGCGACTGCACAAGCCGCGATGAATAACGCAAGTGAGCATATAGAAGTGCCACAAGTCAATTTTTACCCTTCACAACACCCAAACCCCAAAAAAGCGCGTAAAAAAGACATAAAACAGGCATATAAACTGCTAAAACCGACAAAAAGAAGCATTTTTTCACCGCGAAGATGGTTATTTGGAGGAAAATACCGATATAACACCAACACAATGCGTTGTGTTATTGATGGGGCCGATATTGAACACCTTTTACGGCATGCTGGGAACATATATGAGCAAGTAATTGACGAAGAAACTGGCAAATCATTGTGGGAATTATACTTCAAAAACCCCGTTACAGGCGAAGTTGAAGCCTTTGTAGCACGCGAAAATGTCACAAGTGGGCGTAAAATGCGCGGAACTTACTGCCCGGAACACTTACATTTGTATCATTTACTATGTAAATGGGAGAAAGAAGAAGAAAAAGAGCAAGAAGCGGAAACAGGAACGCTAAAAGCCAAGTTGAAAAAGGGTGTTTCAACCGTTGCTGTGCCATTAAGTAGTATCAAAAAGAAAGATAACACCCCTCCTATACTCGCAAAATACGAACCTTTCTTCCAAATGCTCAAACAAGACAACATTCCTATTACACATCTAACCAATACTGCTACCGGAGTCAACGATTTGGTAATGATTGTGTTTGATATGCGACAATTCCAAGCAGGGAATAACGCAAGATTGCTTTTTGACGCTCTCGCGATGCATCAAATCCAACAGCAATCCGCGCCTTTACCTTTACCGACAGAATCAAATGATGGGAGCGCGTGAGGTGGTATCATGGTATGGCCGTTTAATAGTAATAATCAGCAAAACCAACAACCAAATGGTGCTTTGAATCTCGGTTTAGCGGGTGGACAACAGCAAGTTCCGGTGCAGGGACAGCAACAACAGTGGGGACAACAGCAATATGGTTTCCAATATCAAGCACCTCCGAGTGAAATGGAGATATTATCCGCGATGATAACTACAAATCCAATGATAGACAAGTGGTTATCGGACAACAACGGTGATAATATGAATATGCTTGTGTCGCTTTTAAGTAGTTTAGTTGCGGTTTCAATCAATACTCTTCTTGCGAATGCGCGTTTAGTTGAAGATGGAGATGGATATAAGTTTGATTTTAGCGGCGTTCAAGGTATGCCAACGGCTGATAGCGTCATGATGAGTCAAACACAAATACTCAACAAGGCATCTAACAATGTTCAACAAAAATCTATGGAATTTCAACAAATGGTTAACCTTGCGAACCAAAGCGTGATGCAAGGTATGTTGAATGATGCTATGGCTGACCCCGGATTGATGCAAAATGTTGGTGGCGGTATTGGCTCATTCCTTCGCGGTGTTACAACAGGACGGTGATGATTATGGATATGACATCTTTTTTTACAACAGTTAGTGATATGACTAATTTGCGCAAATCTGTCGTAGTTGACATGATTATGGTTCAACTTATCTCTTTGACACTCGGTTGTTTCATGCTTTTAGTGTTTTCCGGCCCCGATATGACATCAAAAGACCTAAGTTGGGTCATAGGTGCATTATTCATCTGTTTCAGTGCTACTGGTATCGTTTATCGTCGCCTCGGACAACAAGGTTGACCATTTACCAACTGGACATTCACTATTTTTCAAAATAGTTTTTGTTTTGATAAAACAACCACATAGACTACATCTATCGTGATTTCTTTCGGGGCATTTCAAACAAATGTTGTAACGACGCTCTCTTTCTGTTAAGTCTGCGCGTTGGTTAGTGATTAAATCAGCCGCGGCTCGCGAAAGACTCTTCGCTGTGCCTAATGAGATTGGAATTCCCGCTACTTTTGGGGCGCGACCTAACCTTTTTCTCATGGAAACCCTCTTTTGCTACAACTACTTGGTCTTTACTATGGCGGAGCGTATATCAAGAGCATCTTGTAAGTTCTGTCAAGACCCCGACCGCGATGGTATTGAGGAAATGATGAAGGCTGGATTGATTACTGCGAAGCAGTTAGATAAAGACAAAGGCTGGCGAGAAGGAACCGCTGACAGACATTTTCGCAACCACGCGGGGGAATATCACATGGGGAGTAACAGCGAATGTCCTCTTTGCACATCTCCCCAACGAGAAAATCTTGAAATGGCTTATTTTAATGCCAGTATGACTGTTGAAGAAATCGCACAAGAATTACAAATGCCCGAATCAAGCGTGTATCACCATCTCAAGCATCATCTTAAGCCAATAGTGCAAAAAGGCGCGGCGGATATTATCATAATTGAAGCAGGTAAAGAAATGGACAGTCTAAGAACAAACTTGGCGCGAATCAATGGTGAGTTAGGTCATTTCCTTGACGATGCAGACCGCAATGACCCGCAATATGTTCGCAACATAGTATCTTTGCACAAAGAAGTTCGCGAAACAGTCAAAGACATCATGAGAGTGCAAGAGCGCGCGGCTGGAACTACTAACGAAAACATGACTGCACAAACCATAAACATACTCAAAGTTGAATTAGCGAAAGAGTCCCCCGAAGTGTGGGCGCGACTACGCGGCAAGTTGATGGGAGGTGATGAATGATGGTAGGTGGACCCGAAGGTAGCACCGCAGGTATGCGTTTTAATCCCCGCGAAAGTGCAGAAGAATTACAAGATGACTCTTCAGTTGGTCGTGAAGATTCCGAAGAGCGTGCTTTGCATGATGCGAAGAAGAGGGAGAAACAAGAGAAACGCGCTAAAATGATGCAAGGTCTTCAACACATGAAGATAAAAATACCACAAAAACGCGATGATGAAGAAGATAGCGACATGAAAAGACAGGCCGAGGCCGGTCAAATGTCCGGTCAAGTTGGTCAAAATGAGGCTATTGATGGCGCAAACCCACGCGGTAGTTTTGGTGGTGGTGCTGGAATGAACATGTTGTTGTCATCAGCACCTTTCATTGATGACGCTTTTGACATGATTCGCAAAAAGAAAAACGATGGGCCGAAGTTTGATGACGATAAACCCAAAAAGACAACAACTATTGATACTGTTCTTTCACGAAGGCGCGCTAAAAAAGGTAGGCGTAAGAAAAAGATGGGTAAAACCACTGAATCTTTCAAAGGTAGGCAAGGTAAAAGCAAAAAGAAACTCTTTGGTAATGTCACAAGGCCGGGTTATGTTCGTAATCCCGCTGCAATGACAGCGTTAAGAGGTGGTCAAGCACCTTACCAAACATTCGGTTTGATGGGTTCACGCAGACAATCTCCAACAGCACCGAGATTCTTGACTGTTTCATCGGGAAGAAGTCGTGCAAGACAGGCTACTAACCCACGAACAAAATTAGGTCAAGATGTTCGTCAAGAAGTTCGTCAAGACACCCCAACTCAAGATTTGACCCCTCCTACTCCAACTGTGACACCGGAAGCGAGAATAGCACGCGCTGTTCGTGGTTCACGCGATTCTCGTCCACATAAAAAGGCAACAAGACAACCAAGAACTGCATCAACACCCGGTGGTAAAGATTTAACAGAAGCAATATCGTTTGGAGGTGGTGCTTCTGCTATGGCCGCGGGCGGTATTGGTTCAACAGACGACGCTATATTAGCCTCCGAAGAGTTCTTACTTAAGCGCGCGCAGAAGTTGAAATTAGGAATATCTGCTCGCGACCGTATTGAATATCGTCAATTGATAGACCAACTCAATCATCTATTGCGCCGATTAATGCGTAAAGAGGATAAGTCAATGCAGGGTGCTGATGAAAAATCGTCACCTAACTCATCGGGTGGTCTTTCATCTAATCCAACAGGGGCTACTGAAACAGACCCCGATGACGACGCTACGCGATGGGGCGCACACCCTTACGATTTGTATGTTAGGAGAGGTGGTGTAGGTTGAGCGATATTATCCTAAAAGGAGAAGGAGTGTTTTACTTTGATGGTAAAGAATATCACGACCAAACCTTTCCTCCCGAAGAATCCGACCACGAAAACATCTCTCATTTTCATATCAACAGTAAAACAGGAAAACCGTTCAAAGAACTTGAGGGTAAGGGTTTAGTCGGTAAATGGCCTATGGAAATCGCTGCTGGTATTTTGGCTCGCGAAATCATGGAGCAAGGATACAAAGACGAAAACGGTGTAAGAAGAAAACCTACAACCGAAAGCGATGCTTTGCGTAGCGCGAAAAGAATGATGAACGAAGCAACAGAAGATTTCAATAAGACAAAAAGAGCAGCAGGTGATGATTATCACACATTAAAAACACCGTTTGATTTAGCAAATGGCGGTATATTACACCCCGAATATGCAACCAATCATTATGGTGGACACGAATCTCGTCGTAAATCAACAGCAGAAAGAAGAACGCGAACAGATGATGGGAGATTAATTGTTAATCACCCGCGTAATCAAGCGCATGAAAAACTTGGTCAACATCTTGAGTCTGCTGCTTTACACATTTTTGATGAATTAGAACAGCGCGCAAAAAAGAACGGTATCAAAACTTCTTTGGGTGCTGAACAAAATGTCATTGAACCTCAGCAACTTACGCAGGGTATCACACATCGTTATACTTCTAACGACAAACCGCCGGGTCATAGAGAACACAAGATAGTCCCCTCTCATTACAAAGATTTGCACGCTCAAACTGCTGCTTATGGACAAATATCTCCGATGGATATTGTGTCTGTTTTACCATCGGACTTCTTCTATCCGTCAACAGCCGGTGGTATGTCAACAAGAATAATGAATCAACTTATGGAAATGGGATATGACCAACCAACGGCGAGGGCTATGGCTCGCGCTCCCGTCAATCAGTTGTTATACGGTAGTGGTAAAGAAGGAAGAGAAAGCGGTCTTAACAAAGTAGTTCGTAACATGCGCGCTAAAATGCAAGTTGATGACAACGACGATATACATGCTATGTTCAAAAACCATCTATCTCATATCGCACCTAAGATAAGAGGTGGCGATAATGGAAGAAATAACAAAGCGATTGAAATATTGGCTCTATTGAAAACTGGTGAAGAGTTAGGTGTTGAGCCAGCAGATTACTCAATGTATCCATCAGCACCAGCGAGCGTGATGGATAATTGGCGCGAAGTCGCTCTTTCTCAAGGTGGCTCAACTATTGATATGGCCGCACTTGGTAGTGTTGATGAAAGACATGATATGCGCGGTAATTTAGTTTCACAAGATAGTTATCATCGTCATGAAAAATTCCCATCTTATTTGAGCGGTGGTTCCTTTGCTGATATTTTACCACCTACCCCTATTGTTGAAGAACCGTTGAGTCAACCTCCCGCCGTGGACTTTGATAATATAGAAGAAGAGCCACCAGTGCCACCGCAACAAATAGACCCTCTTGGTCAACAACCTCGTTATCCATTACAAGATTTAGGTTTTAGCGACATGTCTCAATTCAATCCATTCCAATTGTCCGATGATGACCCAATGGGTGTTATCGCGACAATCATGGAGCGTGTGCAAATGCATGACGCAGGTGGCTCTTTGTTAGTAAAATATGACCCTATGGATAATTATGACATGCATAAATTGGGTCAAAATGTAGGCATGTCAAGTAATGATGTTCGCGCGATTGCAATGTCGCTTGGTGATTGGGAGATTATAGCGAAATCTTTTAACACTACGCACGATGTGGTTCGCGCTATTAAGAGGTCAGTAGGAGGCGCGCTAAATGGTTGAATTATGGGAAATAGAATGGAATAGTAGTATGATACAACATGGTCGTGACTTAGGCACGATGGAATTTATCTTTGCAAAAGGCGGCAACCTCTCGGATATGAACTATGTCATGTTTGATGTTCAAGACAATACTTGGGAACCTCTCATCAAGGCTGTCGCGGAGCGCGACCATTCTCATCCCGACATCATTCGTAAGAATGTTCCTCAACAACAACAACAACCGTTTTTCATGGATAACAGTCAACAAGGTGCATTACCGTTTATGGGAACAGGTGCAAGAAGCGCAAGAGAAATGAACAGACTTTACAACGCTGGTCAGCGAGCAGCAGACCTCCAAAATTACGCTCAAGACCCCAGCGCAATGAACGCTTTGCGCGCTGGTAAATACGGAACTGCCGCAGGTAAAGGTTTGATAAATGTAGGTCGTGGTATTATGCAAGGTGCGCGAGCCACCCGCGATTACATGAGAGACACAGCCGGACCTAAGATGAAAGAAATGGCTGGTCGTGGCGTGGAAGCGGCTGGTCGTGGTCTAAGTGCGGCAAAAGACATGACTGGTCGTGGCCTAAGTGCGGCAAAAGACATGACTGGTCGTGGGCTAAGTGCAGCAGCAGACATGGCTGGTCGTGGGCTTCAAGCAGTCAAAGACAGCGGTTTAGGTGAGCGTATGAAGAACTTTATGAGCGGTGCGGGTCGTGCAATCAGCGATTTGCGATTCTTACCGCAAGCAGCAAAGCAATCATACAAACAAATGGTAGCCGCAGGTGAAGACGAGGCTCGTCGTTCAGCACTTGAAGGCGGTCTTAGTCGCGGACAAAAAGAAATTGACGACGCATCAAGAAGGGCAGTTCCGGGTTCGCAGTTTTATGATTCCGAAATGGACCGAGCGCGAGCAAGCACAAGTCAAGGACTCTCTCGCGATTTCAATATCACTCCAAGAGTTCACGAAAAAGGTAAGAACAAAGGACAACCGATGGAATCAGTTGAAGATGCTATGCGCCGCGAAATTCAAGAAATTGGTGAAAGACGCAAATTACCAAAAGAAGGTTTCTTCGCTGGTATGAGGCGACGCGGTGATGAGCGACGAGAGGCGAAAGCGGCACAACAACGAGGTGATGCGTTTGCTCCATCTAACATCGTGCCGGAAGAACCACCTAAACTACCCGATGCACCAACACCGGAAGCAGAAGCGGCGGCTAATGCTGATGCGAAAGTCACAGATACAAATGAAGACATGAACATTGACTTCGGACCCGAAACAGGAACACCACCGGACACAGGTGTAGTTGGCCCTCAACCTTCACAGAAAGCAACAGACGCTATGGCGATATTTGACAAAGTGCAAGAAAACAAGCGCAAGCGAATGGGAATGGAAACCGCTACGGCGACTGAACCAACACGCGGGCAAAGTGCTGTTACTGGCGCAGGTATGAAAATAGGTGCAACCGCAGGTGATAGAGTCGCGGGTGGGTTAGATGAGTTCTTTGCACAACACGAAAAAACACCATTCGCTGACCGCGAAGCGGCAAGGCAAGCCATGTTACAAGGTAATATAGGAACGAGCAGAATGAAAGAGGCTGGTAAATTCTCCGGTAAAACAGCAAAGGCTGTTGAGCAAGTGTTGACTGAAATGTATGGTCCAGCGCAAGCAAAAGCAATTGTTCAAGCCGCGGAGCAAGGTAATCCCGACGCTCAAGAAATTGTTGAAGAAGCCGCTGAAAAAACTGACAATAGCGACATGAACATTGACTTCGGAAGCGAAATGATGACTTTGAGCGCGGATGAACATCAAGCGGCTTGGGATTCGTTGTTGAAGCAGATGAGTATTAGGTGATGGCGTGTGCAATCGTTATCACTTGAAGCAATTGAGGAAATTGACTTTGAGGTAGCGAAGCGTGATTTCAAATTCTTCTTTGAAGAAATACTTGGGTTTCAACTATCTTGGCATCACGAACAGTGGTTCAACAATCTTGAGTCGCGTAAAAGATACTGTGTAAAAGCGGCGCGTGACCACGGTAAATCAACGCTGTTCCTCGGCTACATGTTGTGGAAAACTGCATTCAATCCTAAAACCAAAGCAGTATTGATTTCACACAGTTTGCATCAGTCTATACACCACATGCGCACGCTCAATGATTTGATTGACAGTGTGCCGTTTCTTGCTAAGATGAAAAAGCCGGATTCGTGGTCAAAGACATTTTTTGGTTTTTCTAATGGTTCTAACATTAGCGCGAAGTCGGTTGGTGGTGCTATCCGTGGTATCCACCCCGACCTCATTCTATGCGACGACATTCTGTGGGGAACAACCGACACAGAACTTGCTCGCGTTGCATCATGGTTTTACGAAGTCCTTGTCCCGACGCTCCACCACACCTCAAAACTAATGATAGTCGGGACACCCTTTACTCCAACTGATTTATACACAGAACTTGAAAGTCGCGATGGGTATCTTGTTGAGACATATCCGGCTATCAATGTCAAAGGTGAAGCGTTATGGCCGGAGCGTTGGGATTTAGAATCATTAGATGCGCGCAGAAATGATATGCCAGCAATTGCATTTGCTCGCGAATACCTGTGTGAACCAATGGACGATGTATCAAGTCTCTTCCCGTCAACTATTCTTCAAGCCGCTAAAGACTCATCATTGAAACTAATAGAGCGCGAGGTAGGCGACCCCGATGACCAATACTTCATTGGTTGGGACCCTGCGATTTCATCGGACAGAAGTGCAGACTATACTGTAATGGTGGTGCTTCGTCGCCCATCAACTAACCCCGAAATGCTTGAGTTAGTTCACGCAATCCGTCGTAAGAACATGGACTTCCGCACACAGATTACTGAGATACAAAGACTCAACGCGAAGTTTAATCCCGATGTAATTGAACTTGAGGCTAACAACTTCCAGCGTGTGTTTGCAACTGAACTTCGCGCTGATACAGATTTACCAATCAAGACCTTCATTTCCACACGCCAACGCCGTGAGTCGCTTCTCATGGGTTTGGTGTTGCGCTTTGAGAAAGAGCAAATCCGTTTGCCGTGGGGTGATGACCGTTCTCGCACGCTGATGTCCGAACTTGAGCGAGAGTTGCTTATGTTTGGTATGAGCAAGAAAGGTCGGCTTGACAGTATTGGTAGGCACGATGACTTTGCTATTGCTCTTGCGTTGGCGCATTGGGCGACCACGGAGTTCCGTGAGCGCATTGTGGACTTAGATGAAATAATGGCGGGGTTGTTAGATTGAGCGATTGTAATTGTGAATTTTGTGTAGGAACGAATGCGGCTTTTGATATGCTTGAAAAGAAATTATGTCCAGCGGGTAAGGCCGCGGCGAAGCGTAAATTCAAGGTTTATCCAAGCGCGTATGCAAATGGTTGGGCTGTTCAATATTGTCGCGGCAAGTTCCGTGGTAAAAAGAAGAAAGGAGGCAAGAAAAAATGAAACTCAAAAAAGACAAATGCTGTTGTGGCGGAACGAAAGATACACCATGTGTTTGTATGATTGAAGGTAATCAATGCTCCGCTAAAAAACCTAAATGTCCTTGTTATAGATTAATGGATAAACAAAAAACTGCTTTGAAAAAGATGGTGCGAATAGTATGACAGTTGAAAAGAATTTGAATCGTTGGTTCAAGGAGAAATGGGTTGATGTTTCTCGTAAAAAGAAAGACGGTTCACACCCTCCATGTGGGCGAAGTAAAGCCAAGACTTCTTCAAAGGGTTATCCAAAATGTCGTCCTTCTGTTAAGGTATCAAGTAAAACTCCAAAGACTTCCGGCTCTATGTCCGAGGGTCAAAAACGCGCGGCAACAAAACGCAAACGCAGTAAAAAACAAGGTGTGGGTGGTAAGCCGACCATCGTTAAGGCAATGGACGATGCTTGGTTGATGCTCAAAGGTAGGTGAAAAAATGACAGAATATGAATACATTATGCACGAACCAATAACAGCCGAAGAATTAGCAATGATGAACGATGAAGATATATCAAAAGAAGTATCTTTTTGTTCGTGCTGTTCACCGTTTGATATAGCAAGTTCTGTGTTGAAAGCGAAGAAAAAAAGCAAACCGTTTCACGGTTATAACCCAAACAAGCACAGTCGTAAAGGTGGATTGAACGCTAAAGGTCGCGCTGCCGCCAAGCGTAAAAGCGGTGCTAATCTCAAACCTCCTGTAACTACCAAACCAAGTAAGTTGAAACCGGGTGGTAAGAAAGCCAAGAGGCGTAAATCATTCTGTGCAAGAATGGGAGGCGTGAAAGGACCAACCAGTAAAGGCGGTAAATTGACACCGAAAGGTGCAGCATTGAAAAGGTGGAACTGTTGATGGATTGTTTCAAAGGCTGTTGTTATACAACCAATGATGGCTACCCGTTTGGGTATTGCCGAAAATGTTGGTTGGCTAACGGCAGTCCTCAACCGGTCGGTGGAGGTTTTATTGACCCAATAGGTGGTGAAGATGAAAATTGATTTAGCCGATGAAACGGCTTTTATTGATATGATTTTGAAAAACACCATTCGTGGTGCTTCAATAGGCGATGGTCCACAACCAATTAATCAAGGACAAGGTGAAGTGAATGCAAATCCTGTGCCACCTCCACCGAATGAAGTTGAAGAAGAAGAAGAGAAGAAAGAAATGGCTAAAGAAGTCGCGCAACAACTTAAGCGTTCATTACCCGACGGTGGTTGGTTTCAATCAATGTTCGGTCGCGGTGCTGGTGATTTAGTCAAAGATTTGAGAATGGCTCGTCGTGAACATAAGGATATGCGCGACGCTATTGATTACGCTATTGATGCTATCCGTATTGCAAAAAAGCAAGAGGTTGAGGCTACCCTTCAATCAATTGAATGGATTGGCAAACATGAACAAACAGTTCGTAATCTCGGTATTAGTGAGCGCGATTTACAAGCATTGCGTAAGCATGGACACACACGCGAATATGCACTTCGTCGTGCTTGTGCGCAATGGGAGAAAGCCAACGACACTATCAGTAAATTATTGCTACTTGAAGGAGATTTCAATGATGAGCAAAGACAAATGTGGGTTGATGCTCAACAACTAAAGAAGAACTCAAAGAAAGAATGGCGTAACACTTTACATTCAATTGATAACATCAAAAAAACAGATGCTATATTTTTAACAAAGGCCGCAAGAATACTTGAAGAGCGCGGTCCTTTACCCGCTAATGAAATATTTGCCAGTATGGAAAAAACAAAATCTTTGTCAACAAATCAATTAAGCGCGCTATTCAAAATGTATGGTGTTGATTACGATATTGAGAAGGTTGGTGCTGGTTGGGGTATAGTCCGCGATGAATCGGTAATTTTCAAAGATGTATGGGCTTACGCTGCTGGATTCCTTGATGCTGATGGATATATCACAATCACAAAGCGTCTTGAACCGAGGGCTGGTTTTATCGCTACCGGTGAAAGAGGTAAAATGCATTGCGAGCAATTACACAAGGCTCTTGGTTGCGGCGTTCTTCAAACAGATTTGAAGATACATAAAAATAGCAGACGCACACAGCACAGACTTCAATTTTACAGTGAAGATGATTTGCGTAAATTGATGAAAGGGTTGCGACCACATCTCCGCATGAAGAAAGGTCAAGCGGGTGCTGTTCTTGAGTTGCTTGATTTGCGCGGTCGTAAAACAGACATAATCAAATCACGCCGCGATGAGTTGTATCGTATAGTGAAATGGTTGAATTGGAAAGATGTTCCCGACAAGCGTGAAGAATTGCTTAAAGAGTGGAACATTGATGAAGCCGGACTTCATGCCATGTTTAATCGGGACGGCGAAACCCTCCGTCTTCTTGACGACGCTAACCGACTTGTGGAGATGATATGATGGCAGAAGAAAAAGGACTGGTCGGGCGTTTTTTGTCAAGATTGACAAAACCGTTCAACCGCCGAACAACACCCGAACCTATGATGCCCTTATGGAAGACGGGCATTCAAGAACCCGTTTTAGTTCAAGGTGTATCAATACCCGCCCTTTATGCGACAGTTCAAGAATCAATAATCTTGAGAACAACAATCAACACCTTATGTCAAGAAATATTCCGCCGTGGATATTATTGGGAGAAAAAGTTTCACAAGAAATGCACTAATTGTGATGAAGAATATCAACATGATACTGTTAATGAATGCCGTATTTGTGGTAATGAAGAGTTTGACAGCCCCGATGCTGACCAAATACTATACCCGCGCTGGTTGTTAAAGCAACGCAACAGTATGGACCAATCATTTATTGAAGTGATGAAAGAGATTGAATGGGATTTAGATATTGTTGATGATGCGTTTTTGTTGCTCATCAAAGAATATTTCATTGACCCAAAGAGCGGTGAAATAGAATTCTTCCGCGTCAAAGAGTTGGTGCGCGGCGACCCTACATTCATGAGAATAGTTGCTGATAAAGCAGGTAAGCGCGGAGGCAGATATTTACTGTGTCCTGTCCATCGTGATAAAACATATCCACATAACGGCGACCACAGTAAATGTGAAGTCTGTTCTCTCCCTCTTCAAGATGTTCATTACATCAACACAGCCGGTAGCGGTAAAACGCAATATTACATTGACGGAGAAGTGTTGCATCTATCTAAATTCAATCCGTCTAAACTATACGGGCGTTCACCTGTTGCCAGTATGTGGAGACAAGCGCAATCACTTACTGCTATGGATAACTACATTTATCTTGCATATCAAAAGCGACGAATACCGCGTGGTGTTCTTGCTATTACTACTGATAACATTCAATCAACTGCATCATTTTGGAAAGGTGCAGAAGAAAAGATGGAGCGCGACCCACACTACATACCAAAGGTTGGTGTTGAATCTTCATCGGGTCGTGGTAAGGTTGAGTTTGTTCGTTTCATGGACAGCCTTGATGAGATGCAATACGCGCAAGTCCGTGATGAGATAAGAATGCGCATCGCGGCATTTTATGGTGTATCTAATGTTTTCATGATGGACGCTGGTAAGTCCGGTGGTTTGAACAACGAAGGTATGCAAATACTTGTAACAAACCGAGCGGTTGAATCCGGTCAAAAGTTATATTCACGCGAATTGTTCCCAAGAATGTTAGACCAAATGGGAGTTGAAGATTGGTGTTTGACACTATATCCAAACGAAGAAGAAGATGAAATCACAAGACTCCGCCGCGATGAGCAAGAAGTCAACATTGCACAGCGTATGCAAGCACTTGGATTCCAACCGGAATTGACCGAAGATGCTGGTCGCGATATACGCTTCGTTTACAAGAAACCCGACCCACAAGAAGCCATGATGCAACAACAGGCTGGCGGTGCGGGAGGAATGCCTATGCCACCGGGTGGTGGCGGAATGCCACCAATGGGTGGCGGTATGGCTCCACCTATGCCGCCGGGGGGCGGCTTACCTCCACAGGGTGGGGGTCCGATGATGCCACCGGGGGCAGGGGCTTCGCCACCGGGCGGGGGAGGACTCCCACCGGGCGGCGCGCCGATTATGATGATGGAGAAAGCGATAGGTTTGGGTGAAAGCACTGGTCAACGCGACCGCGGACCTGCACCTATCAGTTCCGAAACTCATCAATCGGGCGCACCGTCAACAAAAAAGAACCAACGCGGAGCAAAAAAGACACCGTTGGAACAAGCACTTGATAGCGTTCAAGCCGCGAAAGACCCTACTTCAAAGCAAAAAGATAGTGGATTTTGAAATAGGGATAACTTAAAGGCATAGCCGCACCTCGTCAGTCGCATGAGCCTACTTGCAAAGATGGACCCGATGGTTCGTAAATTAGAAACTGCAATGTCCGAATTTAAGGTCGCGCTTGCGAATAATGACCTTGTATCGGCTGAACAATTTTTGAGAAGTATTCAATCAACAAGCGATTACCTTGCTGATGATGTCACCGCGATTTACAAGTCTCAAACTGGCGGAGACAAGGTTATTGGTGTTAACGATAGGTTCGCTGGTGGCTTCCCTGTTGCACAGTTCAACAGCACACAAGGAGTTATCGCGAAGTCCGGTGATAGACCAATGGGTTACATTGGACCGGACAGAATCGGTGCGCACTTCAAGAAACAAGGACAGGTGTGAGTGTGTCGGAAGAATCAGCAGATGCTATGGTATTGATGAAAGCCCTCATCAGTAAAATGGAGTCAATGGACGCTGAAATCAACGCCATGCGCAAAAGTATAGACACACCGGAGATATTGCTAAAACGCGCTGGATTTGTAAGAGCCAACACCCCTGCTAACGAAGATGTATGGGGCGACCCACTCCGCGGCGACCGTGATGATGTCATCAGCAAAGCCGCTGCTGCTATTGATGATGCAGGTATGAGTATGCCGGAGTCAAACGAAGCGTGGCATGAAATGTCATGGGAGGAAATTCACGCGATGGCTGATACAGCCGCGCAAGCAGAAGGAAGGAGGATTGACCAATGAAGCCAATGAAAGTTGACGCAGGTGAACATGCACCCGATGTTGAAGAATTGCTCAAGCAAGCAAATGAATTAATGGAAAAGGCTGAACAAAAAGAAACTGATAAATTTGGTTCCGAACATGGTGATTTATTTGTCAATGTTACAGGTAAGGACAAGCCTGTGAAAACTGGATATTATGATACTAATCAGCGACGCATAGAAATCAAAGATGTTCCTAAGAAGAAACCAAAGAAGGAGGAAGTAAAATTAACTCCTATTGGTTATCCATATCCACTTGAGGCGCGCGAAAACAAGAAGGGCGACCCATCGGACAAGAACCCCGAATCAGCATACAACCTCACAGACTATCTATGAGGTGATGAAGTGTGCGCGAAGATGCTTTACAATACCATCAGCGCATGGTGAATCAGTTTGCACAAGCAATCATCAACAAACAAGATGCTCGCGATGAAGCGGTCAATCTTCTGTTAAGTGCAAACAACTTAGAGAACAATGGATACGCGTATCCTATATTCAAGGAGCAAGCAGAAGACTTCCTCAAACCTTTGTTGGAAATCAAAAACCCCTCCGATAAAGGTATGGAGAGGATATTTTCATCAAAGACTACGCGACATGAACCCACACCTACTCGTCATCACAAAGCGAGAGGGTTGTTTCATAGCGACGATTGGGTTAAAGCAATGATGGAAGGCAACGAAAATGCAATTGATATGATGGTTAGGTTGTTTGCTGGTAGGAGATTCAAAGACACTATACCCGACATCGCTGGTCGTGGAGTTGACGGTGTTGTTGGTAAACATTCTAAACTTAAAGCACTCAACCTTCACCCGCCGCGTAAAGGTGAAGTTGCTTTTGGTGAAAAATCATTATGGCAACACTTGAGTAAATTCTTGTATGGTAATGGTGGTGCAAACGCTGAACGGTTAAACGATGCGATGGTTAAGGTCGCTAACAATATGAATCCGATTCTCAAACAACCTCATTTATTTAGCAATTGGAGAGGCAACAACGCTACCATAATGAAAATGTATCAGCGCGGAAAAGATGATTTTATCAAAGCCTTCGGAGAAAGGTTCGGTAAAAATCACCCCTTGTTGTCTTCTAAAATGCTTGATGAATATTATCTAAGACAAAAAAATTGGGAGAACGAAGGCATACCACGCGAAGAAATTTTTGATGTTCTCTATGAAGAAAATGGAAACCCTGCAAGTAAAAGCAAGAAAAGTGATAAATCCCCTGTTGACCTTTTACGCGAATTAGCAGACACATACAATGACACAAGGAGAAGACCAAAAGAAGGAGAGGCTAACTTTGGTCGCGTTGGTGATGACGCGTATCGTCTTGGTATAGCGATGTTGCCTTATGATGACATTTATCGTATCAAACGATGGATGTTAGAAACCAGCGGTGGTATGAAAGATGACGGCACAGTTGGTAATGATAAGGTCATCAACGAGATACTTGGACCCGACGCGAGAGGATATATGGCTCATCATGCTTTTATGATTGACAACATGCTTCACACCTTACATGCTGGTGGTGCAGAAAGAAACGGAATGAGTCATGTATTGCCTAACAGATTCTTGAACAAAACCAAAGAAGAAGTGATGCGTGATATAGATGCGCGACATGAAGAAATTAGAAGGAGATTAAAAGAAGGGCGATGGGGAACTCTCGGTGATGACGCTTTACAAGATGCATTACAAGGTGTTGATTTCAGCCCAAAGGTGGCAGAATTTGTAAAGAATAGAGATGATGTTATAGTGGTTGATGATGATGATAACCCAATATACCCGCATATTGACCACAGTGACTATGGAACATTTGTGTATATGAATTCGGACTTACCCGACATTAGGAAGTTAAGTGCTTTTGGTTTTTTCAACCAAGAAGAGTTAGATGATTTAATTGAGCGCAGCGTTGTTTCTTACGGGTCAAAAGAATATACTGATTTACTTCGTCAATCAATCGCTGATTATACTCACACCCATAATATTGAAGATGAATTTGATATGTTGGAAGAGCCGACTATATATCAATCACCGCTTGGTATTTTGATGGAAGGTGTTGGTAGTAGGAGAGGTAATGCTAACGGCGAATGGGGTGATTTGGGTAATTCTTATGACGAATCAATGCCTAATATGATTCGCGTTAATTTACCAACAATAGCGTTTATGATGCCGTCAAGAGGCGAAAGAAGCGGTAGCGGTAGTCAAAAAACTGTTGAACAACAAGACGAGTTTGACCCAAAGAAAGAAACTGATGGTCAACTAAGACGAGACTTAGAAGAGGCTTTGCAAAGATACGGTGTTGAAGATGAAGAGAAATACTTGGATATGTTTGACAACGGTAAAGTGGTAAGTCTTGATGTTCCGCGCAAAGAGATGACTACTCAAGATGTAGCGGAGGGTATAATCAATCCTTATACAGCGGAGAATTACCCCGACTCGCTACCATCTCCGCTTGGTCAAATAGAACAATATGTGGAGGGTATGCCAACACCTATGTCAATTGCAACTAAAGGGTTGCATTCGTTTTACATGGCTCACAGCAACAACTTCGGTTTGGGTATGGCGGACTTTAATGGTTTTTTCAGTCTTGACGGTAAGCCCCTAAGAAGCACAGAAACAGCATTGAAAACACCAATGTATTCAACGCGCAAAGAGCGAGTCAACTCTCAATCAAAAGGTGGAAGAAGTTTATTTGATAGACATCAAATGTCCGGCGACCGTAAAGGTAGCGAAGCGCGACAACTTGGTATAACAAAGAATAACCATTCTAATGAGGACAAATTGCTGATAGACGCGTTTTTACTTGGTATGCATCATCCTCTCCATCAACACGATGATGATTCATTTGAGTTATTCAACGCGCTAATGAACGCGAAAGAAGGAGAAAGAATGGACATTATCAAAAAGAACACACACAAAGACATTATAGGTAGCGGTGGCAGAACTGGTCAAGATATGTTGAGAGAGTTATTACAAGATGTCACCGAACCATCTCATCATGCAATTTACCACAAAGAAGACTATGATGACCACATGGTTAAGTTGATGAATTTCAACGAGCCATACGAATTACCGGAAGCACAAATTAAGGGTATTAAATCGCGCGGAAGACTAATTCAATCAATCAAAGAACTTGACCAACAATATCGTCGCGCTTTTGAAGAAGGTGATGAAGAAAAGAAGAATGAGTTGCATAAACAGATTGAAACGATGCTGAATGATAAAGACAACATAGTAGGTTATCGTGAACATGAAGATGGATTATCCGCGCTTGTCGTCGGTCCAACCCCTTCTTATCTTGCTTCTCAACATTATGCTATGCTTGAGAGCGCGCTACAAAAAGCGCGCAATACAGGAAACGAAGATGCTCAAGAAATGATTGAAAAAAGAATGATGGAAGTAAGAAGACAATCTCCGCCTTACGATGGTGGAGAGATAAAACTAAACAACCATGAAGCGCGCTTGCAAAACCATGTCAACACTTTACTTGCCAAAGAAAAAATATTCAAAGTGTTACGACCAGCGATTGAAAAAATTTACCCCGATGTATATACCGGTGATGTTCGTAAAGCAACAGCGGCTACCGCCTACACACTCAAACTGGCAGAACAAATTGCTATGCTATCTCCCGACGAAAGGAAGAAATTGTTTGGTGGTAAAGACAACATTCGTATAGGTGGTAAATCGGCTTCATTTGATTTATCCGAAGATGAGGTTGAAGAATTAGCGAATTTGAATGTTAAGCGTAAAACCCATCTTGATTCATCATTTGTTGAAGGGAGCAAAATGGTTGACAACACTTTTGGTGGTGTTCAACCAAAAGGGTATAGAGTTCTTTCACATCTCGCGAAAGACTCAAACAACATTGACGAAGATGAGATAAAAATATTTGACCAACTAATCAGCAGTGTCAAGCAAGCCGCGAAAGAACAAGAGATTAGTTTCCAACAAGCGTTCGCTGCTCGTTATTATCCAACAAACTCAAACGGAATACCACTGAAAGGACAAGACCGAAGTTTTGCTTTTGACGCTTTAGAAGGCATGAAGCGAAGAGTAGGCGGTATGGGCTTCAATGAAGGAGGATTGTTCCGCGGTAGTCCGATATTTAGGCATGGCGGTGAGTCAATCCTTGATAAGAAAAACAAACCAGTTAGTATGAATAAAGAGCGCGAAATCATTTTCAAGATGTTATACAATGGTTTCTCTCAAACAAGAGAAGGTAGCGATGCAGCGTTAGATTTCAAGGGAATGTCATTCTTCAAGGGCTATGATGTAAAAAGAGCCAAAAAAGTGATGGATTTCAATAAACTTGACTCTCTTGATAACATCTCTTCACTGCTTGATAGTGTGACGAAAACGCGCATATTTGACCAATCATCTCATGAAGATGTGGATACAAACATGGGTGGTTATGATTTCAAGAATGCTCCTGTCGTTCCTATCGCTACAAGCGCAGATAAAAAATTCCACGGTGGTATAGGAACCCCTGTTCCATTTATTGCAAGACCCGATTCATTGAATCAAGGTATGTTGTATCTTGAAGATGAAAACGAGCATGTTTACAATCCTCCACCAGCACAACAACTTGTTACATTGAGTAACATGATAAGACGCGTCAATCCAACTTTACCACCTTTACCACCTTCTAAGCCCGGTGATAAGTATTATCCAAACTACGCCGGTTTTGATAACGAGCCGAATCCTAACATTCGTATGGGTCAAGCGGCTAATCAAGCGATGTTTACTGGAACAGAAGCCTTGCAGTCCACAGACGATTCGTTAAGAACATACTCATCACATTTACTTGATGTCGCGTTAGATGATACACTTATCATAAAAGAAGATGGTAAACCACAACCCATCAAATTTATGCATCGCATATTTGAGTTGGGAGACTTAGAGCATTTGCGCGGCTTCGTAGGTGATTGGGTTATCAGTCTATATCCGCAAGGTGAACACATCATCGCGACAAAAAAAGGAGATAAGATTACTGCTTATGGTGCTGATGGTGAAGTAAAGTTAGACGATGTGTTTAACGAAGAAGCAAGCAAAGTGTATGAAAAAGACTTCGTGGTTCATGCTATATTACACGATGGAGTAATGACCGTTATTGATTTGCTAAAGACTGCCGATGAAGATACACACAACATGCCAACCAAAGACCGCATTCGTCATCTTCGCGCTCAATACGAATCAAGCGAACACATCAAGATGCCCGAACCTATCAACACTAAGCGTAGCGATGATGAGGGATTGCAAGTCGCTATTGATGGTTTGAGAAATGAAAACAATATGGACATATTGCTCCGTGATGCTAACGCTACTTACATGAAAGGTGAGCCAAGACACCCTAAGTGGGTGTTGTTGAGTAAAGAAAAGATGGTTGATGTCGTCATTCTTTCCCGCAATGGTAAATCATACACAATAGGTGTAGGGCCATTGATGCACCCCGAAAACTACGGTAAGCGCGCACAACAAGTTGGTGAAGAACACTACATGAATGTTGGAAGCGCGAAAGGTCCGCGTGGATTGAAAGTCGGAGACTTTGCTACTGTTCGTTGCACAGGTGTAAGTTCGTCAAATGGTGAACATACTACCTACCGTGTTCGTTCAGCCAAGATAACCGATGACGAACCGCTTGCCGCTGACAGTGTTGAGACTCTTGCAGTGATGTCCGGCGACCATCATATTCCTCAACAAGTCAATATGAAGAAAGGTAAAATCACTATTTTATTCCCTGCGTTTGATGATGAAGTTATTTGTAAAACGCGCAAAGAAGAGGGTTATTGGTATGTTGAGCCGGAATCATCTCTATGGGGCAACGATTATCTTGTTGAGTTGGCACGCGACCAAGAAGCATACTGGATTGCAAAAGCCGCTTGGCTTTTGATGAAGGAAGAAGAAGAAGGCGTTGAACAACCCGAATACGACGAGGTAACACCCGAACCACCAGCGGGTCATAGCAAGAAAAGAAAGCATGTGTTGGAAGACGAAGAAGAAGTCATCAAGCATGGGTTAGAGTTGATAGAGCGCGGGTTGGAACATCTTAGTAAAGAGAAGATTACCAGCACAGGAGTTCAAGGATTAGGTATGGATTATGCAACCTATGATGAATCCCCGCGAGGCCCAACTGAGAATATACGCGACAACACTATGCCCGATTTTGACCCTCAAGCACGACGAGATGATGAATTAAAACCAGCAACAGGCAAGAAAAAGAGTAAACTGCGAACCAGTCAAGGTGAAGTTGCGCGTCTTGAAGACGATGGGGTTCTCGCGATTGAGAACAGTTCCATTGATATACCATGAATAAAAATTCGGAAGCAATGGCGATTCTCGCGGCTCCGAGTTCTTCCTCCAATCCCGTCATTTTGAAGGGTATTGGTGATGACCTTGTTGTTGCTGGGTATGCGTCTGTTGAAATGGTTGACAAGCAAGGCGACCTCATTACTCGCGGTGCTTTGAAAGATGCGTTTGGCAAATTCATGAAAGCCGACGGGTTCCGCAATGTGCAACTTGCACACTCCAACATTCAAGTAGGAAGTGTCATTCCTTCCTACACTGATTCCTCCGGTCGTCTTTGGAAATCCGAAGTTGACGACACCGGTATGTTCGTAGTTATCAAACTACGAGGCGACATTGAGAAGGCACGCGAAGTGGCTTCCGAAATCCGTAAAGGGAACTTGCGTTCGTTCTCTATCGGTGGTCAAGCATTTGAGCGCGTTAACAAGAGCGACCAAACTCGCGGAGACTACCGCGAAATCCGTCGCATGGAACTCCATGAGGTTACGATTTGTGAAAAAGGTATTAACCCGGAAGCACAATTTCGTATCCTCAAGGAAGACACAGGTGATAATATGAGCAATACGATGAGCGAATTACAAAGTGTCCTTGAACGATTGTCAAAGAAACTTGACGATAAGGACGATGAAGACAAAGAAAATGCAATGATGGGTGAAGACCCAAAAATGCATGACAAGAAAGACAAAGAATCCAAAGACAAAGGCATTGAGGACCTTCTTGATGCTCCCGACAAAAAAGACGAGGACGATGACGGCAACATGAAGGAGACTCTTCGTGAAGCGCGTGAAGACAAGAAGGACAAAAAACCAGCAATGGACGATGACGATGACGAGGATGACGAAAACGAAGATATGATGTATGGTGATGACATGACAGCAAAAGCAGATGATATGATAACGAGCGACTACTTGATTTGGTTAGAGCAAACAGCAAAGAGCGCGGGCTTTGACCCGTCTGCTGCTCGCGACCATTTCAACAAAGGATACGGACCGGGTGAAACCTCATTTGATATGAGAGGACAGGGTTCCCTTGAAGGTGCAGGTGAAGACGACTCCGGTAAAAGGCCACAACCAAACTTTGGTTCTGCGCCTACCGGAAACAAGAATGTGATTAAGGGAGACTACCTAAACTCACAGAATGTTTCACCTTCCGAGATTGAAGCGGCTTACGAAGTTTACAAGGCCGCAGCAATGGAGCAACAATTCAAGGCAGACTTGAACAACAACTTCACTCAAAGGTTCCTAAAAGAACAGAAGGCAGAAGCAGACGCAATTGCAAAGCAAGAATTTGATGCTCGCGCACCAATGGTTGAGTTGCAAAAGGCTGTCCTTGCGCTAAATGAGCGTATTGACAATGTTTCTTCCGGTAGTTCAATGATTGCAAAGTCCGCTAACAGCGCGACTGTAACTATTCCCGAAACTGCTGACTTGGCAAACATGTCGTGGGACGATGTTCACCGACTTGCCGACAAAGCATTGAACGGAGGTGTTAACTGATGGCAAGAAATTATGTAAGAACAGTTCAAGATATGGAGCGATACTATTACGGTGGGGCTTCTCAAACCGGATACACATACGGAAGCGGAGACATTCTAAAGGCAGACGCGCCTCTTCTCTCCACAACCGCTGGAACATACCAAGCAATCTATGGTCGTAAAGTATGGTCGCAATTGAACCAAGAGTTCAACGCGTTCTCTATACTACCAAAGAAGCCGTGGGAGCGAAGTGGTTGGAGAATTCTAACTGGTCGCGCTGACTTCACAAAGGGTGGCGGAATTGCAGAAAACGGAACACTACCGGACACAAGCAGACCCGAATTCCTACATGTAGCAGCAAAGCCAAAAACCATCGCGCACACTTTTGACCTATCCGAAGTGAGCATGTTCCTTTCCGATAAGGACGATGGATTGGGCGATGTCCGACAAGTCTTGAAAGAAGAAATGGGTAAGCACCACGCTGAACACATTAACAGAATGCTTCTTGAAGATGTTGACACACCAGTTGGAAACGACTTTGAATCTCTTGACAGATTAACTTCCGACCCGGACAAGATGACAACAGGAACAGGCCATGTAAGCGCAACCACTGACCACGACATTTACTCCATTGCTCGCGACGGAAGTGCAGACTTCCACAGCGCGGAAGTTGATGTTTCAACAAGTTCAAGCACTAACAGAAACCTATCTCTAAACATTCTTGATGGGTTGTTCCAGCAACTATGGACCCGTGGTGGTAATCCAAAGGTTATGCTAACTGGATATGACACTCTAATGAGAGTTCAACAGTTGCTACAATCCCAACAAAGGTTCATGGACAGCAAGAGAGTTACCCCAACCTACAACGGTGTAAAGGGTGTTCCGGGTCTTGAGGCTGGTTTCATTGTGGCTACCTACAACGGTGTCCCAATTATCCCAACCAAAGATATGCCACAAGATGGTGCAGGTTCACTATCTCGTATGTATTACCTTGACACAGACTACCTATGGTTCCAAACTGCTATACCAACACAGTATTATGAGTCCGGTATTGAAACCGGCGACCCATTCGCGATTAACAGACTCGGCCAAGAAGGTCTTTACAGAACAATGGGAGAATTGTGGTGTTCTTTCTTCGGTGCAAGTGGTTCAATCCGCGACTTACAATGAGGTGATGAAAAATGACAGTGACACATAGAGGAATTACATACACAGAAAGTGCAGGAACAGCAGCGGTAGTTTTAGACCTACCACTAAACACAGGTGTTGACATTGATGATGCAACATGGTTGACAGACTATCCGGGTGGTGCAGGGACACCGGGCAATGCTTTGGCTCCTTTTAGCGCAAGGCAGACCGATGGTTCACAAGCACGCGCTCCAAGATTCGTTATACTAACTTGGACAGGTGCAACAGCCGGTGCGACTCTAACACTAAGCGGAGAAGTAACAGCAGTTCACGGAGCATTTAGCGAAATCGCAACAGCCGGTGATAGTGGTCTATCAATATCCGGTCTTGAGTTGACTCACAACTCAAGTGCGACCGAAACATTGCAACTACTACTAATACTTGGTTGAGGTGGTTTCTTTGCCTACTATAACCTACAAAGGCCCAAGACGCGCTGGCGCGAACATGGGTCGCTTAGGTTGGTGGCTTTGGGGTAAACCAGTTGAAGTATCGGCAGAATGGCTTGACGCTCATCGTAAAGAAGTTGAAGGAGCAGATTTCGTAATTGAAGGACATCTCTTTGAAACAGTTGATGATGGTAATGACGGTCTTCCCGATATGGGCTGGAAGAAAGGTGATATTATGACTTGGTGTGATGAGAACGGAGTTCAATACTCCGCTCTCTCCACCAAAGCCAAGTTGCTCGCGGCAGTTGACGCGCACCTTAACCCACCCGAAGATACTATAACCGAAGGCGAAGAAGCAGATACAACGGAGAGTGATGAATAATGGCATTTAGTTCAACGATAGATAACAGACCGCATAACATTGGTGATTTAGTTCTGCTAAGTGGAACTTTCAACGCAGACAGTGTGACAACTGGCGCGATTGACTTATCATCGCATCTTAGCACAATCCTAAGCGCGCAAGTAAATGGCGACACTTTGGGTGATGTTACAGGCGGCGGTGTTGATGGCGCGTATGGATTGATTACTGCGGCTACTACTTTGACAATTGATTGCGTTAGTGGTAACACAGGTAAGTGGACCGTCATTGGTAAGAGATGAGGTGATTCACCTTGTCCGATACCAAAGTGTTTGAGTTCACGCCTAACGAGGCTTGTGAAACAGGCGCGGCTGTTGCGGGTGGAGTCCAACAGGTGCTTGATGCTTATACTCAAAGCAAGACCGTTGAGAGTATAACATCATATACCATGCAGGGCAACTTATATGTCGTAGTCGTCACCTCATGAGGGTGAGCGACATGGACCTACAACAACTGCGAAGGCTTGAGAAACAAGGCTGGCGTAAGGCTGAAGAGTCAATGGTTAAGACCGATGAGCGCGATAAGTTGAAAGGTGTTGTCAAGCGTCAAAACATGAAGACGCGCAATATCCGAGACATCGTGAACATCGGTAGTGGCACACGCTGTCGCTTTTGCGGTATGCTACACTTTTGCTACCTTGAGCGATGCGGTGCTTGTAAGAAACCTATGGACTACAATCTCGGTAAAACAGAAGAGGTGATATGATGAACCCAATGGAGATGTCTTGGTTGTTATTGAAAGATGAACCGTTGCCATATCACGGTGATAGTCCACCGCAACCTCAAACTAATTTGGATGTTTTATTCGCGCCGCGCCGCGCAAAATCGGAGTATCAACCTAATCGCATAGACGATTCACAGTTTCAACAATATATGAAAAACCGCGGATTATCACTTGATAATTTATCGGAATGGGACTCTTCGCAATTAGACATCGCTCAACAACACGCGCCGTCTGCTGAAATACATCAAAAGTTATCCGATGAGCGAGCAAAACGAGGATATAACATCATTCCCCGAAATCAAATGATTGATGTTGGTCGCGACCCCGAAAAATCCCCTATGCCATCTAACAGAAATGAAGGTGACTACATAGATTCAGTCCGCGGAGATTTCAGCGAGCGTCTTCGCGATTTTCAACAGATGAATGCTGGCGAAGCAATGGAAATGTCTTGGCGAATGCTCAAAGAGTTGACACCCGACCAGCAAGCAAAGATTGACCAATATAACGCAATGGGTATGGGTGCTTACGCTGAACAATTTAAGCAACTCTTTGAAGAGCAAAACCGTGTAAATCAACAAGCGCGAGATACTGCTCCTGTTGAAACAGAACAAACCGGTTTGTATCAACAACAAATAGATGCAAGAAACGCAAAGAGAGCGGAAGAAAACCGCATACGCGCTATGGTCAAGAGAGGTAATCGCGGCGACCTCGGTGAAGCAAGAGAAGCAGCGTATCAATTCTTCTTACAACACGGCCATTATCCACGGCATTTCCCTAAGAGTATGATGCGCGAGAGGTGATAAGTAATGCCGACAGTGTTTCAAACAGGTGAGCGTGAAGGAAGACCCTTATTCCCTAATAGGTTATATTACACTTCCGCGCAAAAGGTAGCAGACATATTGCAGATACCGTTTCCCGACCCTGTTTACTTAGCACTTGATGACGGCTCAACTCATGTTGATGTATCTCCCGCAGACTACCGATTAGTAGGATTTGAAGTTGGAGATAAGATTGAGATTACCAGCGATGCCGAAATGGGTGAAGAGCGAACTATCACAAGTGTTGCTCGCGCTTCCGGTAATGTGCGTTTATCTTTCAGCGATGCACTGACAGGAACATATACTACGGCTGATAACGCGCAGGTTCAAAACCTACAATCATTCACTAACGGTAAACGAAAAGGTGTAACCAAAGCACAAGTTGAAACTCTCATTTTGCGAACACAAGACAAGATTGACAACTTGACAAACAACGCTTGGCGACCTATGTTGCAGACTGCTGAATATCTTAACTTTGATACTTACAAACCATATCGTCGCAGATATTACACGGACTATGTTGGTTCTGTTCCTCTTTACTTCCGTAATGTTCAGCAAGTGTTGAGACTTGAGATATGGCAGGGTCAAGACTATCGCGAGATTGCTGCGGCAGAAATACGATTGAAGGTTGACGACTTCACACAATTGACTGCTGACACGGATAATTTGTATCTATGTCCGGGTGGTGGTGGTGTAGCAACATTGACTGTTGGTGATGGCTCTTCTAAGTTCCGCGCACAGTTTGACAATGTAAGCACAGCACAACAGTTGGCTGACCTCATCAACAAAGATGCGCGTAAAGGTAAAGCCGCTACTGCGTTCAGCCCATCATTTTCTTTTGAAGATACGACCGAAATTGACGGAACAATCACAGCAAATGTTCATCATGAATTCATGGCATCAGCCAATGCTGACTATGGTGGTGGACAATTGAAGATTACTTCTATGCGTCGCGGTGAAGCAGGTGAGAACGCTACTTACGCTTGCACATCTTCCGGTATTACATTCACTGGTGCAACTGACATCTCAACAACGGTATCATCATCAACAGCCACAACCATTACTGTCGCTGATGTTACAGGTCTTGCACCATACGGTATCATCAACATAGGTAGTGCGTATGGATATTATACCAGCATTACAGGGACTACACTCAACGGTGTCCAAGACCTCGGAGGAACCGATATTAGCGCGGCAGCAATCAACGGTGCTACACTTCTGCAAAAGAAATTCAAGATTGATTATGTTGGCACGACCACAGGTGATGAAGCAAGGCTTCGTGATTGGTGGGCTGACTACGACATGGGTGTTATTTATTTCAACAACTCATACCCCTATTTCTCATGGAACGCAGTCAAGGTATCTTATGTCTATGGTGAACGATATGTTGAGAAAGCGATTGAAGATATATGCACCAAGTTGGTCGCGATGGACTTGATACTGTCCGACGACCGAAGCGTGCTACTACCCGAAGGAACACAGAATGTGGACTTGGGTAGCAAGTATCAATTATTCAAAGCGCAGGTGGCTGAAACACTACCGCGCTATACAGAAGTAATGACGGTGTTGTGATAGTATGAATCCAATGAAAGAAGCGTGGAAAGTCTTGAAGGCTTACGACCCCGAAACAGACCCGCGCATTCAAGGTTATTTATCACAAAGCAACAGACCCGAAGGTAATAGGGCTTATCGCGTAAACCCTCCACAGCCATGTTCTCAATGCGGTGAAGAAACAACTGATACAGTTGAAAGCGGAACAAAACCTATTTGTAGTGGGTGTAAAATGTCTTACTTATTATCAAAACCCAATAAGGATTCACAGAATCCTTTAACTGATTTGTTTGGTGGTGGTCAATAATGGAAGAAATAATCAAGAAAGCCATCTCCGATTCTGTTCGCGAGACAGTCATGCAAGCACGCGAAAACAGCGTGTTTACTGATGAAGGGCGTATATTTCTTGATGCATCAGCAAGTCTTTACGGCGCAGCAGTCAACAATGATGGTCTAATCATTGATGAAAATGGCAATGTTATGACTGACAAAGACCCGAATTACCAAATCATAATCAACACGGCGAAGAAACAGGCTCGCGCACAATCAGCATTAGGGAGTGATTTACTTGGCTCTTGAATCTGTTGAACTGATTAAAAAAATACTCACTGATAATTGGAACCGTGGTAACACAAACCAAAGCACACCGATTATTGAAGATATTACAACTGTTGAGGCTGGTCGCGGTAAGCGTATTGACCTCACTAATAAAGATGCTATTTTGTTATACGAGACTGTTCACAATGAGGAACAGCCGGAGGTGTTCTATGATTTTGTCCATACGCGAATCAATGTCACGGTTGATGCGCGCACAATGAAAGGGAGGTCCCATCTAATGAAAATGGAAGATGAAGTTCGGCGCGTGGTTCATAGCCAAAGAAAAGGCGATGGCGCGAATTTTGACCGATTACTCTATAAGATGAGAACTGACCTTTCCGATAGGACGAAGAGGTTGCATCGCATGACCTTCCAAGTGGAAATAGTTATCTTTAGCGAACTCATAGCGTGAACAAAGGCGGAGCAGGTAGTATGGCATCAACAGTGTATAAAGGCGATTTATCCGAGGTTACATTCGGTAAAGAATGTGGGTTGGCATTGAAGCATGGTGGCTTCGGTGGCGCATTCCAATTTGAAACAAACGCTGCTGGGACTCAAATTGCATTCAGTGGCGCGACCGAAGGTTTCTTTGACGGCTCATCCAACCTTCGCTACCCTGTTGGTATGCTCGTCGGCTCTCAACTTCGCGTCAACGGTGCTGGTAATTTCACTGACGATGACAACGCTACGAAAGGCCATGTCTATACTATCGTTGCAAATAGTGGCGCGACACTCACTGTTTCGCCAGCAATGAAAGCAGTAAGCACAACTTCAACCACTGGTGATGAATTACTCATTGATACTCTTGCTACACCAACAATTGATACAGGAATGACATTCAACGCTAATGCTTCTTCCTCCGATGAGTCGGTTCTTACAGACCAGTTTATCGGCCTCGCAGCAACAGTCGCGCTACCGGAGACAAAAGTTGAGATTCGCCGTTCTCATGTAGTTGGTGTTGGTCGTGATATTGTTATTCAAGAACCACAGCGGTTTTCTAACGAAGGTGGTTCTCTTGAGACAATGATGAACAGCGCGCGTTGGTTATACTACTCACTTGGTCGCGAAGTTATTGATGTTCCCGGCACACTCATGAGCGACCCCAGCGGACACACAAAAGTTGACATTTCTGCTGGTGATACATTCATAGCCTATTCAGCAGGGACACTTACCAATCTTGACGCGGGTGATTATGTTATAGTGGAAGACGGAACAACAGTTAACTATCCTACTGACATTGCTGAACCAAGTGGAACAAAGTGGGGTGATGGTGCAACTGGTATCGCTTTACAACACGCAGAACGAAATGAGATTCGTCAAGTGCTTTACATTGACACTACACTAAGACGCATACATGTTGAAGAACCATTTTACTTCAATCACGCCGCGGACAATTACACTCTAAGGAGAGTCAAATACATGAGCGGTTCCGGCAATGGTTCACCAAACTTTGACACAGGAGCAAGCGACTTCGGCAACATCACTAACCGTCAAGACCGACTTATCTTTCAAGGAGCGACCTTACCAACTTTCTCAATTGAATCCAGCATTCGCACACACAACACTGGCTCATTCAATGCAAGCGGCGAAGGCACATCAGCCCCCGGCTCGGTAAACGACAGTAAGCAACTTACGCGCGTTTGGCGAGGTTGTAAAGTCAAAGATTTTTCCCTCGCGGCTGATGCTGATGCGGAAGTAAAAATGACTGTTAACTTTGATGCGCTTTACTGCTACACTGACACAGGCCGTCTTGAAGATGGTGCGAACAAAGGCGACCGATACACTGCGCATCGTATGTTTGAGAACACTGCTAATAGTGCAGTCAACAGAAAGAAAGCGGGAATCGCGCCTAATACAGAAAAACCATTTTTCTTTTACAACGGTCAAATCAGTGCATTTGGAATTAACATCGCGCAAGTCACTAACTTTGCGTTAAGTGGTAACAACAACTCCGAAGCAATTTATACTATTCGCGGTAATGGTCAAGCAGAATCCCGTAACAATGCTGGTGATTCTCTTGAGCAAGTTCCATTCGGCGGCTCTCGCAATGCTAATCTCATGATTGAGAAAGCGATGGAGTATGAGTTGTCTATGACTGTCATTGCTTCCGACCCTCTCATCTTCCATGAATTTAGGACTAACAGAACACACGACCATACTGAACCAATTACACTGACACTAACAAAGGCTGGTGCAGGTGCTAACCGTGAAGAAGTAATTATCATTATTGATGATTACATTATTGATTCTGCTACTCTCCCTATACCGGAAGACAAGGGTGTTATAAAGTCCGAATTAGCAATCAAACCAAAGCATGTGCGAGTTATTTCTCGCGATGCGTTTTTACACATGTGAGGTGATTAAATGAACAATGTATTTAGAGAAAGTTGGGGAACGCTGTTGAAAGAAAGTATGTGCAAGGGTGATGATTGTAAAGGTTGTCGTGGTTGTAAGACCTGTCCTAAATGCAAACCGGAAGGCTCAACTTGCGAAAAGAGAGGGTGTTGAAAATGAAGCGCGATATGCACATTGGAGGCAATAGACCACTTTACATTCGCGCTGTTGAAAAAGATACTTTTGTTGTTGAAGAAGTTGAAGAAGTATTCAACCCCGAAGCCGCAAAAACTGACGGCAATCCATTCCCCGAAGAACTGCAAGAAGAAGCAGTTGAAGAAACGACCCCGCTTGAAGAAGAGGGTCCTACTGATTACGAGTCCATGACTGTTGAAGAACTAAAAGCACTTTTACGAGCGCGCGGTCTTCCAGTCACAGGCACAAAGGCGGAACTCATTACCCGCCTTACCGAAGCCGATACCCCCTCCGAACAAGAGGCTGTTGAAGCGGAGGCTGTCGTTCCCTCCGAACAAGAGGCCGCGACCAGTAGTGAGGGAGTAAGTGATAACAATGCCGAAGATAGCGGACCCGATGAGCCTCTTGGTGAACAGCCAAGCGGTTGAGCATGAAATAAGAGCAGACGAAGAAGACCCCGATGTGGTCGTGAAAGTGTGGGTAAAGGAACTCTCCTTTATGCAGTTGCAAGAAGCAATCAAAACTTTCGTGTCCATCAGCGCAGACGGTTCAATAGATATTGACCTCGCGCAATATTGGAAATATATGTTTGCTGAAGGAATTGAAAAAACTGAGCCTCGCTTATCTATACCGCAAATGTTGTCACTAAGACCATACATCGCTACTCAAATCACAGCGTTGTTACCACAACCACAGGACATGATGAGCGGCCCTTTAGCGGATGGCGCGACAGAATAGATGAAGCCTATGAGTTTCTTCGTAAGCCGTCGCACAATCTTGAACATGGATTCAACGCGGCGGCATATTTTGTCGCGAAACATTACGGAATCAGTATGCAAGAAGTGTGGGATATGAGTATAGAAGCATTTGAGCAGTCTTTCATTTGGGCTAATGCTGCTGAAAAGATTAAAGGCGAGGAAATGGAAAAGGCAACCGAAGGAGCAAAGAAGAAGACACGCGTAGGGTCAACACACGGACCGATGCCGTTTAGCAATTAGGTGATAATATGGCAGATATGGCAAAACTCAACGATGACACAAGGGCTGTTATCAAACAGTTAGAACTGTTGGGTGTTGTTAATCTAAATACTACAAAGAAAATGGGATTGTTTGAAAAACAAAAAGTGAAAGTCACAAACGCGCTTAGAAAATCACCAATCGCTGGTATGATTAAAACACTAACTGGATACGCGCAGTCAGTAGGTAAGGTAACGAAGATAACAGGACAAAATGCAACGATGACCAAAGAGCAAAAAGAAGAACATCGCAAATCCATGACAGTAATGGAAAAACTTGTAGCCGCGACTATCGCTCATGGTGTAGCACAGAAGATGAGCAACAAACTATTGAAAATCTCCAACAACCGTGTCACGCGCTTGATGACATCAATGTTTTCGTTAGTTAGTATTTTCCTCATCGTCGGTTTTGCACTCGCGGCATTATCAGTTGCTTTTGATGGGGCGAATAGTCCGCTGCTTAAAATGACCGAGGATTTAGGACCATTACATGACGCAATGCAAGGGTTGGTGCTTGTCATATCGGGCGAAGGCGACGAGGGTGGATTAAACGCCGCGCTTGATGTTCTTGCTGCTGCGTTCTTTACTGCTGGTGCAGCATCACTTCTTCTTGGTGGAACTGTCGGTGTTTTGTTAGCGTTTGTTGTTTTAGCCGTAGGTGGAGCGCGAATGTTTTACAATGAATTTGAAAATCTATATGCGTCTATCCTTGTTGGTGTTGGTATATTCACAACTCTAATTGGTTCAGTATTGATGTTGAAAACTGTTTTCGCCGCGTTGAAGGCGGGAACTATTATTGCTGTCAAAGGCACAGTAGGTGCAGTAGTAGCAGGTATCGGTCTTTTGATTGGTGGTATAGGCGGTTTGGTAGCGTTCGCTATGGGTGCAGGTGAAGGTATCAAAGCGGTTCTTCTTGCTGTTCTTAGCGCAATTGCAATATTTGTCGGTGCTGTTTTGCTTGGTTTAGGGGCTATCCCTGCCGCTATAATCGCTGGTATTGCTTTAGTTATTGCAATCATCGTTCGTTTTTGGGACGACATAAAAGAGATAGTGTCCGGTGCTTTGACATGGTTATTTGAGGCTGGCGCGTTTTTGTTTTACAGCGCAGTAGCAGGTCTTGGTGCTTTAATTGGTGGTTTGATTGGTATCATCACTGGTGCAATAGGAGTAGTGCTTGGGCTTATCGCTGGTGTAATAAATGCGTTATTTGAAGTAGGTAAATCATTTTACGACGATGTTATCAAAGGTGGAGGGTCGCTTATTGATTGGTTCATCAGCATACCCAAAACAATCAAAGATGGATTTGTTGATGGATTCAAAAGCATCTTCAACGGTGTTACTGGTATTTACAACAAATTTGCAAAGAAGATGAAGTTTGACATTCCCGATTGGGTTCCTGTTGTCGGAGGTAAAACATTCAAATTGCCGCTTATTCCAAAACTGGCAAAGGGTGGTATTGTTAATTCACCAACACTTGCAATGATTGGTGAAGACGGACCGGAGGCTGTTGTTCCTCTAAACCGCAAGAATAACCCAACAGGTATAGGTGTTGGAGGTGGAGGCGGCATAACTGTTAACATCAATGTCGGTGGCGTAACAGACAGGACTGATAAGCGCGCATTAGCGAAAGAAATAGGTGATTTGATACGCGCTGAAATGACTCGCGGTGGTCGCTCACACGGTAATAGGAGGTCAAGCGTATGACCAAAGTTCGTTTAATTCGCAACGATGGAGCGGTGCTAACCGTTGACGCTACTGATTATTCAGTGAATGTCACAAGAAGCGTTCCCGTTATGCCTGTTCCTGTTCTTGGTGAAAGATACGCGATTGACTTGAACATGGTCACAGCCGACTTCAAACTCAATGTCATACTCGCTGATGATGATTGCGCTTCTATTGCAAATGCACCAAGCGCAGCATCAGCAAACATAGACTTTAGCGCGTTAGCCAATGCTGATGGTGGAGTTCGTCAAGCGTATATGACAAGCGGAACAGTATCAGTTGATGACTTACATGATAATTACTTTGAGATTGAATCAAGTTATACAGGTGAAAACACTATCCGTCCTCCTGTTCGTATTAAGTTCAATAAGAACTCCGCTTCTCATAGTAGTTCAAATACACCATCAACAGTGCTTGTTGGTATTCAAGGAATTACAACAGATGACGCTTTAGCGGCGGCTGTAAAGACAGCGTGTGAAGCGGCTTCATTTACACAACAGTTGACAACCGCTGGTGGCACATCATTCAGTAGCGCGTTTACTATCACTGTAAGCAATGGAGTATTGACTAACAACGCGCGATTAACATTCACACAAACAGAAGCAGGTTTCGGTGGTAATAATTCAACACCAGTGTTCAACAAAGGATTCAGTTCTGTCATACCTTTGTATGATGAATTTGCAGGTGGTTCTAACAAATCTTGCCGTAGCGCGGGTGATAAGTTGCAAGACCTCATTGCGTATGTAGGCAACGCGAGTCTTCTTGGTGCTTCCGGCTCCGCACTTGGTGGTCGCGCTGACCCCGATGATTCTAACTCTTTGATTGAGGCTGATGTAAGTCTATCCGATAAACAAACAGCAGATTACATTGTTGGTATGCAAATACCTTACAACTCTATGATTACCAGCACATCGGCTAACGATGACTACACTGAAAGAAATCTTATCATGATAACAGGAAGAAGCGACGCTAATCAGCAAGACGCTTTAGCCAACAATCTTGATGTTGGGGTTGTATTTGACCCAACTAACAAATACACAGGTATTGCTGGAACAGTAGTCGCTATGGCTTTCAACTATATTGCTGGTGAAAATGTGTATGAAGGTTCTTTGACTTTCATGCCGGTGGACTTTATCGTGGGGAGTTGATATGGCAGTTATTACTCTATCAAACCATGCGATGTTTTTCAATGGCGTAAGCGACAGTATAGTTTGCCCTCAAGGTGATTTTACTAAAACCGGTCATAAGCGCGAATTATACGGTGGTGTTGCACGCTCTTCTGCTCCTGTTTTACAAGACGGTGATGGACATAGATTTGCTAACGCTAACAATCAAACGCTGGACAAGTTTACAGTTGAGGCTTGGGTATCACCGGACTGCGGTGGTGTGATAGCAAGCAAAGCAGGTTTGTTTGAACTGAGTATGGGAACGGTAAACGCACCGGGTGTAGCATCATTCAAAGTTGAATTCACCAATGGTGTAACAGCAATTGCTTCAAGCGCAAATAATTACCCAACAGCCGCCGCTTCATTCATTAGCAACAATGTAGGATACAATGTAGGACAGCGCGAGTTGTATCATATTTCCGGTGAGTTCAATGGTGAGCAAGTAAAGTTGTATGTCAATGGAGAATTAATGGCTTCACATAAAATGAATAAGAAATACAAATGCAGTCTTAATGACCAAGATTTATTCATTGGCGGTAAAGGTGGTGAGTATCGTGGATACATTGAATCATTGCATTGGAAAAGCGATGTATCAACTATGGAAAGTCGCGCTAAACCGCTTATGAAAGTTAACAGCACTATTGGTCTTTGGCGATTTGAAGAGCCGGTTGAAGTTGACGATGATGAATTTTACATCACATCAAATGTCAATGCGGGGGATACTACAATCACAATAGGTGCAACAGCCTGTCAAAAAATGTATGAGTTAGTAAGTGGTAAATCCGACCCATTACTTACCACTTACACCCTTGAAAGTCTTGGTAATTATCAAGTAGCGAACCCAACACATTCGCTGGGTGCGCGAGTTATTAGCGTGGCTCATACACCATTCAATCTTATTATCAATCCAACGGCGACAGATACACTTACTGGACTACCAAACAATTCAGCACCGGAGCGTGTTCGTCTAAAACAAATCAGTCCTCTCGGAGCAATCACTGTTGAAAGCATACATCTTGACTTTAGCGTTTCAACTGACACAGGCGCGCGTGGCGTTTTACATTCACGCACAGCGTTTGATACAAGTAATAATTTTGCTAACGATTCAATGATGGTTCTTGTTCGGTCGGATTTACTTATTGACAGCGAAACCGGTAAGCCGTATCAGCGACTTGGAACAAGCAGTCAAGCCATAGATAGAACAGGAGCGATGGTTATAGATGAAAGCCCTAATGAGTTTCACGGATTTATCTATTCGCGCTCTCTTGCTGTTGGTAATACTTTTTCACCTGCTTCTTGGTCTATCGCGGAGAGGTTCAAAACAGGTCATACAGGTAGGCATAAACACACACAAAAAGAAGGACACTCATTCCTTCGTCTGCTACCACCAATACATGAACAAGAGTTGACAAGAACAATTGATGGTATATCCGATGATGCGCTAATCACCTTTGCTGGTAGTTATGTTGGACTCAAAGATGCTATACCTATCAACAGCAAAGCCGCTGTATCTCATACAGCGACAAACGCGCGTATCATGGAATTAAGAACATCGGCTACAACTAACGGCGTTGTTCGCAATGGTCTGTATGGTATAGACAATAACCGCGACGGCGTTATTGCAATATCAGTTGATGACATAGAACCGTTCTTGTTGAAGGGTGGAGGTATAGGTGTTGATTCACAATCGGATAGTCAATACAAAAAACATCTTACACCCGAAAAAGATTCGCGAATTGCTATCCTTGAAGTGTCGGGTTTGACCGCTGGTTATGTTGAGGTTCACTATAACGCAGTTGACCTTACAGGAGAAAAAATGGGATTATCAAACCCGGCACTTCTTGTCACAAAAACAGTTCCCGACGGCGGTTGTTTTCTTAATACAAAACGCGTAGCCGAACACATCGCTGATGCCGTTGCTGCTGGCGCAACAATACATTCACCCGGTGGTGTCATCACTGCCTCTTCAAACGATATAGGAACCGCGCAAGTTGCGCTAAAGCCTCATCATCTTGTTGGTGATAACGCAGGTGGGTTTGATTATGAAAAGGATTTGAATGAGTCTTTGCTACCAGCAAACTACACTCCAAGATTTACAGGCGAAGAAGGTAATGCACCACCTCAAGGTGTTGCTACTACAACGCACCCGTCTGCTTATCACAAGATACACATACAACCAATGCAAAGAAGCGCAAGCGACCCACCAGTAAATGAAGCACCCACGCACTACCAAGAGAGCGTTCAATTCGCTTCACAAAAAGGTGGAGCATTTGAGATGTTTGATATTATTGACAACGATAAAGTTGGTGATTCATACATATTCATTGTTCAACCAAGCAAGCGCGAAAGAACAATGCAGTTATCGCGCGCTACACCAGCAACAGTTGATTTTAACGATTGCACATACTTTACTATTGAATATGTCCAATCAACAGTAAGAATATCCTCTATGGAGGTAAATGATTCGGGTATGGGTCGTTATCTCATTATGGAAGGTCAAGGTATTATGACCGATGTATCCGACCAAACAGTATCATACGCGGGAGATGGTAGTCGTGATTCACACATCGTAAAAGAAATACAACCCGGCGCGCCTGTTGTTTCTGTTACTCTTGGTGGTCCCGGTCAAGGTGCTGTTAACACTAAACCGAGTTGGGACCCTGCAACATTATCGCGAGTAGGTTGGAATACACGACACGCTTGCGCTGTCGCAGTAAATGATTTTGATGGAGCAGCGGGAACAATAACAGTTCAACCCTTAAACAACAAAGGCCGTTTAGCAAATTGGGGAACATATTGTTTTCCAGCAACAGGGCGTATTTATTTATCAAATGGCGCGAATGCTGAATATGACTCTAAAACATCAACTACATTTACATTTACGGGAGGTGCAGATAAATACATACTCGCTAATGGGAGGCGCGCTACGGATTTTGCTGATTGGGTAACATCAACTGGATTTTCTGTTGAATCACTAATCTTGCTTGACCCACAATTTGACACATCAAGTGTTTGTAGCGACGGCACAACCGTTAACGATAGATTGTTTCAATCAATTAGTTCAGTTCAGCATGATTATCAGTTAGGTTCTCAATATGCAAGCACTCGCGCGCTTGTTGAAATTCCACTTTTCCCTCAACAATTTTTTGAAGACCGCGACGCTGGTGTGTTCCCCGGACCGGACAACAGCATGAAGTTGCACCTTGATGCTACAATGACAGCGCAAGCATGGAATCCTTCTCCTGTTGGTCGTCGCGCACCAAACTACCCAGCGACAGATTACGAAGCGTTTGGTCATTATCAATATGCATCAGCAAACAATTTACCAATACGAAGTCAAATTATTGATATAAACAGGTTTGCCGCTAATACTATTGTTCTTGACACAAACCATATTGCTGATTCTAAATTTGATGACTTTGCTACCGTAAAAGGAGTTAGCACAAGAATGACACGAAAAATTATTCTCGGTAATGGTGAATGGGCTTACTACGAAAAAAGCGGAGTCGGCGTATGCACAGTGACGCTGAGTGATTTAGAAAGTCATTCAAGTAAAGATTTCTTTTCATCTCTATCAATAGGCGCGCAAGTATTAGTTGGTGTATTACCTAATCAAGTAAACTTTCCACTCACAGGAGATATAAACTATCAAACCACTGGACAAGAATACCGTCGTCCGTTTTACTATGACCGCGGTAGTGTAATGACACAAGGTGGTAATCTTGATTATGGTTTACGCCAATATGTTAGCGCGGTTGAATTCAAGGCCGGACCTACTGCTAACCCACATTTAGCGCGCATACAATCAAAAAACGCAGTTATTGAATTAGTCCTTCCACTAATCCCACCTCTCTATACTGGCCCCGGTGTAAAATTTGGTATCAAGGGTAACTTACCTAAAGGAAAATTACCAACCAGTTATGAGTTTGCTGCCATAAATGAAGCAACCGGTCATAAGTATAGAATTACTTACAACTCCACAATTGAGCCAAATTTCATAGCAATTCAAGCACACCCAATACTTGACCCAACAGCACCAACAGGTCTTCTCGCTACTGGTGATGAACTTGTCTTGTTGGGTGTGTATTCAATTGACCCAAATACTGCTCCTTTGATGTTACCCGATAGTATAGCAAACTCCACATGGAATAATCCTTATTGTCCCGGCGGATTGCGATACGGTGATACGATTTGGGCTAACATGCATTACACTAACCCCCATGCAATAGAAGGTTTATTTGCTAAATCTCGCGGTGTCTATAACGAATATGAGGTATGGCGTGGTTTCAATGGCGGCAAAGGCGAATTGGGAATTGAATCACGCGATACTCTTCCGCTTGAAAATTTCCTTATTGGCGATACTTGTATTGAAACTGCTCGCAACTATGTTCAACATGTAAACAAAACCATTGAGTTGAATTGGATTGAATTAGGTCATGATGTATCCACACATAAACCACCAATTGTAGCATATCTTGACCCATATCTAAGCACTGAAACACATGCGCGTGTTTTACTTTACGATGTAGCGCATGACCGTGAATTTATCGCGTTCCATGACCTTCACATGCAAGTGCAAACAAATGCAACAACTCCGACTATCAACGAACTTGATGTAGCGGCTGGATTTAGAACTCAAAGAAAAGATAAACACTTGGCGACAAAACCGTATAACGAAGTAATAGATGGTGTAACATACGAATACGAAGATGGAACGGGTAAATCGCACTTTATTGAAGGGGCATACGCGCACCGTAGTTGGTATTTGATGGATAATAGTTTTATGACACCAAACCCTGCTGGTGTAGTTAATCTCGCGCATAACCGAAAAGCAAGAAACACTCCGCATTACATCAAGTTTGGTGATGAAACAACTCAATTTGGTCAAGGCAGAACTGCTCAATCAACTGTTGATATTGACAAAGCATCGCTAAGACACGCTGAAACTATCCCTTATCAACAATCCGAAGATGTGCAATCGGGTAATACTTTTGCTCCGGTATTTACATCAACATTCTTTGATACACCCGAAGGAACGCGTGTTATATCAGCGTTCCTTTGCTTAAAAGGAAAACGCGCTTCAGTTAATGATACAAGAAATCACTACGAAGACAGATTACAACACCTACCACATTGGACTGATATGGACTTTGTAAGACGATTGACTATTGATATGGGCGAAGTAGGGTTGCGCGAAGGTGTAACAGACATTGAAGCCGCTGCGCGAGAAGTTGTTAGACTTATTAATCAAGCAGGTGCGCTTAATGGGCGAAGCAGTCAACGCAGACCTTCCGACCAATATCCGGGTGAAGGTGAAAGATTTGACATTAACAGACGCGCTGTATCAGTAGGTGGCACAGATACAGATAGACCAACAGATGCAACAGCGGCACACCATCATGCTGATTTTTCAGTGACAGGTTCAACTCACGACCCTGCTCCGTTTTGGGCTGATAACGCGTTTACTTCTTTTAACCGAGGTTCACACATGGGTTATCTTCGCGCTCATTTAGGTCGCGTTGTTGAAGATGCTAACGGTAATGAAGGGTTTAGCGTTGTAATTCACAGCACAGTTCCGGGTGCAACAAGTCGCAATTTCTGTGTATGGCTTGATAATAGCAAAGGTCAAGCAGAATATAAACCACAATATCTTATTGGTCACGGTGGAAGATTCCGTAATTTCTATTGCGCTCCACCCGAAGTAGCGGGGGAAAACATGCACCCTGCACCTATGCCAATTGATAAAAACGGTAAACCGTTTGCACCAATTACAACTTTGCGAGAGTATGTTGCATTAGATGAAGCAAGTGATGAGTTCTTTACAAACTTACATCTTGGTTTTGCAGCAAACTTCAACACAACTATTGAGGGTGAAGAAACTCCAAACACAGGAGCAACCACTGGTCGGTCGTCAAACACTGGCTCTATGGAGTCTTTTGAAAATGGAGGTCAAAAATATTCAATACGCGAAGGTTTGCAAACTGGAAGTCGCGCTTATGGAAGAGTTAACTTCGGTGGTATAGTAGCGGCTGGCATACCCGGTTTTGCTCCCGATGCTGGTTTGTGGGGCTTTGGTGAAGATAACAAACCAAGCGGTCGTTTTCAAAGCATATACGGACAAAATGTTCAAACAACAGATGACAATTATGCTGTGTATTCCAGTTATGCGCCTCCAAACGAAACAGCAGATACATTTGTAGGCAACCAACCTTTGTATGGAATGAAATTAGTTGACCACCGTGGTAAATCGCATTTCATTCGTTATATCTATCGTCGCGGTGGAGAATCTTTTTCGCACAAAAATTCGGTTATGCCAAACACAATTGATGAAGAAACTCTAATTTATTTTGATGACCGCGATATTGGTCAAGGTGGATTTACGATTGGCGCAAACATGTGGGGACATGGTAGTTTTGGAACTCCATTCTTTTATTCAGCGGGACTAACTCACACATGGAGAGGAAATAAATGGCGCGGTGTTTATACGCCAAATGCTGGTTATGCCGTGACAGTTAAGTTAGCAACTCCTAACAATACGCTTACTTTGAAAAGTGATTCAGCAAGTTGTGGATTATACGGTAAAGGTATTTGGCATCAACTACCCGATGTTGATGATGTTCTTGGTCACATGGGATTCCCCGATAGTGGATTAATTTGGGTAGCAAAGCCTCAATCAAACACCACCTACGAAAGAAAAGGTTTGGTATTTTCATACACTCACAGAACACACAGTGGGCGCGGAGGACCGCACGCGTTTTTTGGATTACAAGGTTTTGAAGCAGACGCAATATCAACATATCACTTTAACACACAAGACAGATGTGGTCCTACAACTATAAGTGATGACCGCGCACCTACTATCATAAGTCCTCATCTTAATCAAACTACTATTGTCACAGACGAATTGATTGCTGCGGCTACTAATTACGCGTTTACTGTTGACCCTAATGAGGGCGACCAATACTTTGATTGTAGTCATTTGCGCGCTCCCGATGGTCGGACATACGGTGAGATACTTGGAGACAACGCACAGACCGCTATAAAAATTGGCAAGTTCAATCAAGATAAAGAAATCTTACCTATCGGTAAATTGTTTTCATCTTCACTTTCGCGCGATTGGGGACTTCAAGCAAGCAATACTGATGCTGATATTAATACTGGTTCGGCTGGTGGTCAGTTTGGTGGTGCGACAGTCGTTCAAGACAAAAAAACACACATGGCTGAATGCGGATACATACCATACACATTGTTACAAATATCAACGCGCTTCAAAGGTAGCAACGCAAACACAGCAACACCGATATTCGTTGACCAATCAAACAATGCTATCTCAACAGATGAATGGCAAAAACACTTGCGCGGTGAAAAGTTTACCCGATATGAAGGCGACCACATTACACCATCACTTGAAGCCGCGACTTATACGATTGATACTCAAGTAGGAACATCTCTTCCCGGCGGCACAGAATACACCACATATCAACTTCAACTACGCGACCCCGCTAATTTTGCTGTGCTTGGTCGTCAATACGCTTGGCAATTGCAACATATCAGCGGTGGAACTAATCTTAACTACGATGCTACAACAGAATTTGGTGGCGCAATAGACGGCTCTTGGTCGCCATTCAAGAGGTTAGAATTAGATAGTGAAACATACTTACACTGCGCCGCTTTAAGTTCTATAGCCGCACCAACTGATGTAACGCATGATTTAATTGCGTGGCATCATGGTGAATCAAAAGGTGAATTCAAAGATAAACTCGTAGTGGATATTATTCTTCAAAGATTTAAATTCGTTAACGATATACATGGTCTTCGTCTTCGTGCAAATCGTCGTGGTAATCCTCTATTGTATTTCCGAGGTGGACAAGATAGTATTGACAATCATGTTCCTCTTTACTTTGGTGGAGGTTTTAGTGGTGTTGTTATGGACATCAACGACGGCTCTCGCGTTGATTATTCAACTCATAACAAACACCCATACGCAAACGGACCAACAGGTAGCACAGGTATGCAAGACATAGGTGAAAAGATGGGAGCATACGCGCTCCTTGACACAACAGCGTTGTTTGCTATGTTCCCTGCCACTGTTGCATTAGACCAACATCGCGGAGAAGCAACCCCACCGTTTGCTAATCAAAATGCTATACTAAACACAGACATTGATGGAAACACCAACACCCATACTATACCGGGGACGACATACACAAATGTCAATATTGCAAAACCTACTCCGGTCGTTCTTCGTTTTGCTCACCCATA